CAGGCTCAGGCTCAGGGTCAGGGTCAGGGTCAGGGTCAGGGTCAGGGTCAGGGTCCGGGTCCGGGTCCGGGTCCGGGTCAGGCTCAGGCTCAGGCTCAGGGTCAGGGTCAGGGTCAGGGTCAGGGTCAGGGTCAGGAATCGGGGGCGGCGGTGGTTAGAGTAAATACTAACACTGGTAAAAAATTTGATTCTATAAAGTTAACGGGCGGGTCCATTGAAGAGCGATTTAGTATTAGTGTTGATAAGTTATTAGAAAATACCGAATATATAAATCAAATTCTTGAGGCAATTGACAAATTTAAAACAGAGTATTTAAAGGATTATCAATCACTGGCTGATCATAAACTTGTGCAAGAAGGTGGTAATAGTGGTAGTATGGAAGCAAATACCGGAATTATTTCTGGAAATAATCCAACGATTTTTACTCAACCTAGTGATAAGGATACTGGCACCAACACTAGTAGTATGAAGATCGGTGACGACGACCAATTTAGTGAAGATGATATGCTAGTATTTATTGAATTTGTTTATTATTCTACTTATGCGTTCTATCATGTATTTTCCACGATATTAAAAGTTCGGGAATCCCAAATGAAAATGTTCTTTAAAAACTATATTGATGAACTTATGAATATGTTACAAAAAAATTTTTCAACTATTATTAACAATTCTAGTATTTATATTTCAATTGCCAGAGCATTAGCTATAACTTTTGAAAAGAAACTTGGTGCTGCATTTAATAAAAAAACACTTGAACAAAACCCTGGTCGGCATATAAATTCAATAGATCAAAATAAAGCATCTACTTTAAATGAAAGTGGACAAATAGAATCAGAATTTAAAACGGATAAACTTTTCTCAACCGATTCTTTTTTTAATCTAAAAAATAAACAGATAAGAAGTTTTATATTTAAAACTTACAATAATATTAAAGACTTACAAGCTGCTATGGACGAAACAAGTTTAGATAATAGACAATATAAAGTTGCATCTCGTTTGGATTACAGATTTACTGTAGAAATATTAGGAAAAACACCAATGAAACAAGGAATGATTGAAAATGCGCAAGTAAGACAAGCATTAGCTAATATATTCTCTGGTAATTTTGGAATGTTTAGAAATATATTAGAAGATATAGATAAATCTATTGATGAATTTGACGGAACAAATATAGAAGATTTACATAAAAATCTTAAGACGCGATTACCTAAATTAGCATCCTTTGGACAAGAAGGAATGGTATTTGAATTTGATGAGCGTTTATTAGAACTGGGTTTTGCCGGAACAGATTTATTAGATCAAAAAATTATACAAAAAAAAAATGAATTAGAAATATTAACAAATAAAAAAAACAAACTAAGCAACCTTAAATAAATCAAGTTAAAAAAAATATTTTTACTATTTTTGTATAAAAATATTTTTATATATTAATCCAGTAGTATGTTAAATTTATCAAAAGATTCTACAATTTTATTTAATTATTATGATGAATTATTAAAAAATTCTGATAAAAATTTATTATTCGTTCCCGATAATAGAAAAACATCGCTTTACATTGATTTTCAGAAACATATATATGATATATTAGATAATATTTATGATATATTGGGTAAAGATTTAGATACTATTCATAATTTAAGAACTGTATATGACAATAAGACGAGAGAATATAAAAGATTAATAAGAAAGGTCTATAATAAACACTTTACTAATAATCAATATATTGATAATAAAATTAAAGAATATATTAGAAATAAACCAGGTTCTCTCATTACTTATGAATTACCATTCAAAGCTAAAACTATTACCATTAATCTTATTAAATATTCTAAAATCACTCCAATGCAACTCAAAAACGTTGATAAGTTAGTTAAAAATATGATGGCGCAAATATATTTAATTAATCATCTTACCAAAAATAATACTTGTTCTGAAGATAGTTTAAATATTTATATATTTTTTACCCCATTTAAGAGAGAATTAGAAAAATCTCAAGAAAAAGTATTGGGCAATGCCAATGCAAATGGTGGATTTTCTTATGGATGCGTATCAAATGGAGAGATTATTGTTTATAGACAAGAAGAGTTTTTTAAAGTATTCTCTCATGAATTATTACATAATTATGGAGTTGATACATATATATTTAATTTTATGGCACAAGTTAAAGACAAAAATACAAAAGAATATTTAATTTATAATAAATTTTTAGCAAATTTTAATTTAAGCAGAGAGAATAACTTAAGTATACAGGAATCTCTAGTAGAATTTTGGGGCGAGTTTTTTAATAATGTTATTTATTCATTTGTTTATTCAAAAAGTTGTAATATCCCAACCTATAAACAAGAAATTAGATTTTACATACAAGTTTTTGAAACAGTTATGAAATTTGAAATTATACATTCCTTTTTACAAACCACCAAAATATTATCTCATAATAAGGTTAATTATATTGATATTCTCTCAACTAATACTAATAATAATAATAATAATAATAATAATAAGCCTGTTTATAGAGAGAATACCCATATTTTCAGTTATTATATCTTAAAACTATACATATTATTTGGATACAAAGAATTTATTAATTCACAAATTTCACTAAAAAGAGAGAATAGGTTATTTTTTAATAATTCTCTCCAAAATATGCAAAACTTCTTTAATTATATGGTTTCAGTATCTAAAAATTCTTATTTACTCCAAAATATTAAATTTATGAGAGAAGTCTATGTGTCTATTAGAGTTTTAAAGACTAAAAATTTGAACTTTTTACTGAATAATTTACGAATGAGTGTATTAGAATATTATTAAAAATTTTATATTTTAATAATATAAATAAATTAAAAGGGTAATATTAAACTTCCAAAAACAAGAAGAAAAAAAAGTAATAGCAATAGCAGTAAAAATGGGCTTTGGAAATGTATATCATAATATAAATAAAATAAAGATAATATATAATATATATATATAATGATAATAAATAAAAAGACTCATAAAGCATCTGATTTAAGTATTAAAAATGTAAAATATAATGAAAATGTGGTAATAAAAAAAGAAGAAACAATTGTAGAACATTTTTTAAATAAAGAATTACCAAATAAAAAAAGTAAAGTAAAAATAAGCGATGATGATTTTGTAATACCAGGATTATCTGAATATTCAAATTTAATAAATATAAATTATAATATTCAACAACTAAAGAAAATAAGTAAAGAACATATAATAAGAAGACCCGGTAATAAAGATGAATTAAAAAAAAGAATTTATAACCATATGTATTATTCGTATTTTTGTATTTATATTCAAAAAATTGTTAGAAAAATATTGATAAAAAATTATATAACATTACATGGTCCAGGATTTTATAATAGAAAAAGATGTACGAATGATTGTGATTTTGCAACATTGGATGAATTAAAATGTATTCCATTTACTCAATTTTTTAGTTTTGAAGACGAAGATAAATTTATTTATGCATACGATATATTATCAATATATAATTTGTATATAAAAAATAAGACGCAAGTTCATAACCCGTTTTCAACAAAATTAATAGACAAACAAGTATATAATAATATGATGTTATTTATTAGGTATAGTAAAATGTTAAATATAAAAATAAATATATGCTATGATAGCGTGGAAAAAATCAATGATTCAAGAAAATTAGAAATGAAAATATTAAGTTTATTTCAACATATGGATAGTTTAGGAAATTACACAAATATGAGTTGGTTAACAAGTTTAAATAAATATCAATTGGTGAAATTTATAAGAGAATTAGCAGATTTATGGCATTATAGGGCAAATTTAAGTCAAGATGTAAAGAGAGAAATATGTCCTCCATTTGGAAATCCATTTAGGTCATTAAATATAAATATAAATTCAATTAATAATTATAGTTTTCCAATAATTAAGAAAAGTGTAGTAACAATAATTGAAGAAGTTATAACAAAAGGAATAAATAATGATTCTAAATCTTTAGGATGTTATTATATTTTATCTTGTTTAACTTTAGTGAATGAATCGGCAGCAGAAGCGCTGCCTTGGTTATATGAATCAGTAAATTATTAGATTCGTTAAAAATAAAAAATATAATAAAAAATAATTTAAAAAATTATTCTTTAGCATAAGAGGGGTTTAAAAAATATTTAATCTCTAAATAATATATTAATTGCTTAAAAGAACTTAAAAGGATAATATTATAGATAATTATAAAAAGATGCCGTCCAAATCTGCTGCTAAAAAAAGTACCGAGACACAAGTTGTTGAAGTAACACCAGTTGATACCAAGAAAACAACAAAATCAACCAAACCCGTTGCTGCCACTGAATCTGTTCCTGTTGTAGCGAAAAAAGAAACCAAACCCCGCGTCAAGAAAGATGTTGTCCCGGCGGTTGATCTCCCCGTTGGGGTTCAGAACGTTGTTGTTGCCGTTGATTCAACCGGACTATCTATTACTGATGGTTTTACTGATTTCATTGGTAAATTTCAGGCCATGATTTCTCAGTTCAGTTCACTAAAAACCGAACTAAAAGTTCTTGAGCGCAAAACAGTAAAACAGCTTAAAATTGTAGAGAAGCTTACCAACAAAAAAAAACGCAAGGGTATCCGTGCCCCAAGTGGCTTCGTCAAACCTTCCCTTATTAGTGATGAACTGGCTAATTTCCTTGGTCGTGATATAGGTTCTGAAATGGCTCGCACCGATGTTACCCGCGAAATCAACAAATACATTCGTGCTAACAGCCTTCAGGACAAAGATAATGGTCGCAAAATCAATGCCGATGCTCCACTAAAAGCACTGCTCAAAATTGATGACGAGGTTGCGCTCACATATTTTAACCTTCAGCGATACATGGGGCCCCACTTCCCAAAGCAAATTAAAGCAGTTCCGGTCGCAGTTCCGGTCGCAGTTCCCGTCGTAGAAACGTCTGTCTAAATAAAAAATCCAAAAAAACTATAATTTCAATTTTAATTAATTTTTAAAATTGATATTAAAAATTAGATACAATAATTTAGTATAAAAATTATCAATAACATAACTTAACCATTTATGTATTCATAAAAAATAAAAGAATATAAAAATAAAAATTTTATAATTAAAAAAAAATTGATTTAAAGATAAAAACATATTATTAGTATTATAATATAATAATGGCGCAAATCCTCTCTGGTGTTGATTTTGATCCTATTTCCGATATTACTTTTGCGAAGGCAAAGATTAATGCGAACGGACGCAAATCAATTGGGCTTCAAAACGCAAAAAGTAAGAAAGGTGTATATCTTAGCACTCCACTTATGCTAACATGGGGTGTTAATGAATTTACTGATGAAAAGACGGGCAATAAATCATATGATATGGCTCTTCAGTTCCCCAATGATGAATATAACAATCCTGAATGTGTAAATTTTCTTAAGAATATGCAGCAACTAGAACAGCGTATTAAGAATGATGCTATTACAAATAGCAAAGACTGGCTAAACAAGACAAAGACAAGTTCTGATGCAATTGATGCGCTTTGGACTCCTATGCTTCGTTATCCAAAGGATAAAGAATCCGGTGAATTTGATTATTCACGTGCGCCTACTCTTAAAGTTAAACTAAATTATTGGGAGGGTGAATACAAAAATACCGAAATTTACGATGATAATCAGGCACAGCTATTTCCCAACGAGAATGATACGTTTCCTATTGAACTAATTACTAAGGGTTCTCATGTAGCAACACTCCTAAGTTGTGGTGGAATTTGGGTTGCTAATGGTAAATTTGGTGTTACGTGGCGTCTATTTCAGGCAGTAGTCAAGCCTCGTGCCACGCTTGCTGGTAGGTGTCATATTAGCCTTTCACCAAAAGATAAAGAAGCGCTAAGTGCTAGTGCTGCTAAACAGGAGGCAAACGATGATGATGATGTTGTAGTAGAACAACTTGCGTCTACCGTAGTTGAAGATTCTGATGATGAAGCCGATGCTGCTAATTCGGTTGCCGCGTCAGAAGAAGTAGTTGATGCAGTTAAACAAGAGGTAAAAGCAGTTGTAACTGAAGATGTCCCGAAAAAGAAGCGCGTTGTAAAGAAAGTAAAGACAGTAGATAGTTAAATAAATAAAATAAAATAAAAACCACAAAAAAAATAAAATTTATAATTTTTTTTATAAATTTTATTCCAAATTAATATGAATTAAGACATTACATTTTGTTTTATTATCTAATATATCATTTGAATTTATTAATGGTATTCCTTGTTTTTTTAATATAACAACTTGATTTTTTTTAAATCTTAATTCTTCGAAATAAACTTTATAGTTATTTATTTCTATAAATTTTATATCTTCATTTATTAAATTAAATAAATTTACAAATTTATTTTGATATTTAATATGAATATTATTAGACTCATCTATGGTTATATTATCTGGTAATATTGGCCTGATTTTTATTAAAATATTTTCATATACCATTTCTTGATGCCATAAAGGCACATAAACAATATCTTCCTCTATTTCTAATTTAAATATCTCACTATTCATAATATTTTCTAATGAAGGCGTTATTATATACATATTATATTTCATAAATTTTTGATTAATCACAGTTTTTATTATATTTATAATATCTTCTGATAAACCCATAGAATTTTTTACTATAAATTCATATATATCTTCTAGCACAGTGAAGTTTATTTTATCAAATAATTGATCCAACAATTTATTCGTATATTCTATACATTTTTTTTGAAATTTATTTATCTCTCCGCTTTCCGGTTTTGTTAATAACATTTTCAATAAATTAATCATTAAATCACTATATGGAGTATCATATATTTCTTCTTCTGTGTTATTTTCATATATATTATAAATATTTGGATTTATTATATTATATAAAAATGAATACGCCTCGCCTATTTCTTGAAATCTCTCCTTTGCATTAATTTCCTTGTTTTTATCTGGATGATAATTTAAAGCCATTATATGATAACTCCTTTTTAACTCGACATTTGTTAATTCTGTTATGTTTTTTATATTATATTTGTTGTCCAAATTTAATTTAATTAGTGCAAATTGTAGATTCATTTTCATTTACTAACTTTATTAAATATAATATAAATGCCTCTAAATGATAAATAGGTCTGTAATTATTATTATAATATTTAAATAATATACATATTCTTACAAAAATTTCATTTATAAAATCTTTATTCATTTTTTCACCACTTAATTCTATTTTTTTTAAAATAACAGAATTTACGATGTAATATGTACAATCATATATATTTAAATTATAAATTAGGATATCATATAAAATATTTCTTATTATATTGTAATTTATTTTATTTGAAAATATAATATTTATTATCTTATCACAGATTGAAGTTTTAAAATTAACTATATTTTCATTCGTATCATTTAAATCTATATATTTTAACATATTTATTGAAGAAATATTTGATACATATTGTGTATTATTTTTATCAATGTTTTTGTCTTTTTTTTGCTTTTCTAATAAAAATTTTTTATTATTTACGTTTGATAATTTTATATAATTTGAATAACTTAATTTTGAATAATAGAATATTTTACATATATCTTGAATATTTGTTGGAATAAAACTTAAATGTTCCGTTAATATTATAAATTTTAATGTTAATTTATTTATTAAATTCTTTTGCATATAAGTATAAAAAATCTCAATTATTTCATTATTTATTTCATGAAAATTTTTACATAATATAATTCCATTTTTTTCTTTTGAACTTTGTATTGCATCTATTATATTATTATAAATATCATTTAATAATATTTTTGAATTACAAGTCAAATTTTCCAAATCTATTTCATAATGTATATCACTTATTTTTAATACATGTTCATTTTTTGATGAATTTATTATCATCTTCTTCTCATATTTTAAAGAACTTGGACTATATTTTTCTATTATTTTTAATGCTTCACTATATTTACCCGTTCCAGTTGGACCATATAAAATAAAATTTGGCATCATATCCATATTATTTGGTAATTTATTTATGTATTCTGTATATTTATTATTTATAACATTAGAATTACTTTTTTCTAATAATGTTACAAAATTATCTTTTAAAATCATTATAATATTTTAATAAATTAGTTTTAAATATATAAAAAATTGTTTAAAGTTAATTTAATAATTAATTTAGTTTAAAAATGATTGCTGTAAACGCAGAAAGTATTAATACTAATCATATTATTATTTGTGACCCAATTAAAAATAGCATTATGCAACATAGTAATTTTTATAAAATTGTTTATTCTAATGAACTATTATCTTTAAACGGGCTTTACGTTTTAATTAATTTAAACAAAATAAACCAAAATAAAGACAAAATAATATTTAATTATTCCGACAATAAATTTATAGTTGATAAAATTGCTAATCTTGAAGAATATATTCTTAATTTAATAAATTCTAATAAAAATAGAATTTATAAAATTACAGAATTACTTACTAATGGATATATTAAATATTGTTATAATGATAATTCTATTAATAATATATCATGTTATAATTTAAATAATGTCAATAAATCTTTAATAATTAAAATTTCTGGACTTTGGGAAACCAAAGAAAATATTGGAGTCACCTTTAAAATTATTTTAATTGAAGATAGTATTTCTTTTACACCTTAAATATTTAAAACGCCGACTATATATAATATATAATAAATAAATTAACTTAACCATCTGTTGAAAAAAATGCTAATAATATATGTAAAATCATGACAAATATATAATTAAAAGTTGTTATTATTAAACTTAATCCTTTTAATATTGCTTGGTCCTTTTTTTTGTCTGTTGATTGGTTTGTTTTTGTTTGTATTCCGTTCAAAATACTATACATATATTTTATTATTATACTAATTTGAATTATTATTAATAATGAAGAGAAAAATGAAAATATAGGATAACTTGTACTTACTTTATTTGAATTTATTCTTGTAAAATACATAAAATTTAATGTTATTATATACACTATTATTCCTAATGTAAAAATAACAGGTATTGCACCTGATGATAATATTGAAACATAATATTCAAAAATATTTATATCTTTTCCTCTTTCTAATAATAATTTACCTCTATCATCTGTAGATTTTGTAGTTAAATATATTGCCATAAATATCATTAATACTAGTGATATAGCAGTTAAACCATAGCCCCATATTGTTGTAGATGCGGGACCGGTATTTCCTAATTTACTATAATTTTCTTCAAAAAATATTTTTACAATTATACCTGATACCGCTAAAACCACTAAATTCATCATATCTAAATTACTATTGGTGCTAAAGCCAAAACCAAAGACACCTTTTCTGTCTATCATTGCGTTATACTTTTCTTTTTCCGTTGGATCTGACATTATTTATCTAATATATATAAATATATTTTGAAATAAAATTATTTATTTTATTATTATAATTATAATTATAATAATGGAACATTTTTTAATAGAAAGATTACAAAATTTCACTTTAGACAGAAAAATTTTATCAATTGATACAAACGATAGAGATAAATCTCGGTGGCCTAATCCTAATGAATTTGAAGTTTCACTACCACAAACATATAGTAATGTTGAATCTATTAGATTATTAAATATACAAATCCCTAATAAATTATATAATATTAGTGAACATTTACAAAATAATAAAATGATTATTCAAAGCGGTTCTGATAAATTACTCATTACGTTAGAGGATGGCTATTATAGTAATTCCCATATATGTGAAACAATACAAAATAAAGTTAGATTAGGATTTGGTTACGATTGGATTTCTAATAATGTCTTTAATGTTGATTTTAATTCTATTTCCCAAAAACCACATTTTACAAGTGCCAATAAAGAATTTTCATTTATATTTTTAGATTCAGATATTAGTTATAATACTTATTCTAATAGTCCATGTAATAATAATATCTATGACCAACATTCTAATTGGGGATTAGGAAATATTTTAGGTTTTGATAATAAACAACGGGTTGAATCATATCCTGTATCTGATCCTAGTAATTCTGATATATTTTTTTATTATAATTCCAACCAACTTATACCCACTAGCGCTGCCGGAGTTATTGTACCCCCTAAACAAATGGAATTAAATCAAAATCAATTTATATATTTAGACGTTGATAAATATAATACTTCTGATGAAATTAAACCATTTATTAATGATAGACTAAATAATACTAATAGTGGTTTAGTTAATTCTTATTTTGCTAAAATTCCTATTCAATATAAACTTTATGATATAAATTCAATTAATCAAAGTTTAAGTTCTAAAGATGATTTTATTGATTCTTTTAGTTATTATCAACCTCCAATAGAAAAAATATCTAAATTAAAAATAAAATTCCGCTATCATAACGGTCTTCCTGTTGATTTAGCCAATTTTAATATATCTTTAACATTAGAAATTAATCAAATACGCAATGAAATGAAAAATTATGATGTAAGAACACCTTTTAAACTTTAAAATTTATTTAATTTTTCCCAACACTCTTTACATACCGGAATATATTCACTAGAGCCTATTAAAACCTGATTATCATTATCTATCAATCTATGAGTAAATAATGATTCGTTTTCACATTTATCACATTTACCTTTCATATGATAAATATTTGATGCATATTCAATTAAATCCATTAGTTCTCCAAATCTTTCTCGTTTAAAATCTAAATCTAAACCACATAATATTACATTTTTTTCCAAAATAATTTTTACATATAATACCCAATTCTTTAAATCTTTGAAAAATTGACCCTCATTTATAAATATATATTCAGCTTTATATAGCTTATCTGAATTTGTTAATTCATCCAATTCTTGTATACATAGACAATTAATAGATTCTTTATCGTGAGAAACTATCTTATCATCACTTGTATATCTTTTATCAAAAATATAATTTATTACCAAACATTTATGTTTATCTTTTTTTAAATTATATATATCTATTAATTTACTTGTTTTTCCGGAGAACATACAACCATAAATTACGTCTAAAGAACCCATGTTTACAATAAATATATTTAATATATTTAATATATTTATTCAATTTATTCAATTTATTCAATTTATTCAATTTATAAAATATTCAATAAAATATTTTTATTTTTTAATTATTATCTAATTATCTCATTCTACCGTTCTATATATAAAAATTAAAAACTAATTATATATTATATTATGAATTGTTCACACGATATAAGTTTTTCACTGGTTAATGATATGATGTCGTTGGCTTGTATTGTTTATAATTGTAATAAAGAATTAATATTAAAAAAAGAACAAAATAACTTCAGTATTAATACTTTAAATATAGACGATCTTAAAATATCCATTGTTAGAAAAAACATTTTGAGAGATTATTTCAATGCACAGGATATGAAAAATAATAATTATTATATTAATAAATTTTTTGATATCAACGGTGTTCAAATTGCTATTGTTTTAAATCATCAAGATAAGATTATTAATCTTGTTTTTAGGGGATCAGACGAATTATCGGATTGGTTATTTAATTTTCATATATTTAAAAAACAAATATCTAATAATATCAATATAAAAAATATTAAAGTTCATTCTGGTTTTTACAAATTATTATTCAAAAACAATTTATATACCGATATACAAAATGAAATAATTAATTTAAAAAAACAATATACTAATTATACATTAAATATTACGGGCCACAGTTTGGGTGGTGCCCTCGCCACACTATTTGGTTATTTTTTATCATATTCTATTAGTGATAAAATTTATATTTTTAGTTTTGCTAGTCCTCGCGTTGGCAATAGAAACTGGGCAAATATTTTTAATAAAAAAGAAAACCTATTACATTATAGATTTGTAAACCAAAAAGACATTATAACTGCTATTCCATATTTTTATTATTATCATTGTGGAAATTATATAAATATAAATAAAAAGAACTCCATTGATTATATTAATAAAGAAGATTATAAGGATATAAATTCAATTAAAAATTATCACAGTATTAAGGACCATGGCATCGAGAGATATTATGTAAATTTTAATTTATGTTATAATATTAAAATATAATGATAAAAATAATCCACCTCTGGTAAGAGGCTGTGTATAGATATTTAGAAATCCGCGTTTAAATTCTTTAAACATGTAAAAGATTTGGTTATCAATAATAAAAACAACTTACAAAAATACTTATGAGTTATTAAGTGAAGATTCTAGAATAAGCAATAATGGTAAAGAAATACGAAAACATGAATATACTTTTTACTAAATCGTATATTTTTCTTTGATCCAATTTTTTAAATATTCTAACGAACACGTTTTTACATTATCATCAAATCCAACTAATTTCATAAATTGTGGCTTTTTCATTCGTGTAGTTTTATATAATATATAAGGACCATATCTACCATTTCTAATGCACAAATTTTCATCTATTTTTCTTATAAGTGAAGTATCTACTTGACTGGCATCTTCTAATATTTTAATTGCATCGTCCAAATGGATATTTTTAAATGGAACATTAATTTTTACAGATTTTAGAGATTTTCGAATCTCTCCCCGTTCCAAATAATATCCAAATTTTCCAATTTTTAAATATATAGTTTCTCCATTATGTTCTCCTAAAATTTTGATATTATCGTCTTTAATTAATATTATTTCTTCCAATTTATATTGACCACTCTTTAATCTCTCCAAATCAATATCTGGTTTTACCCCGTAGAACCCAACATTACCATCTTCTTTGATAAACTTTACAATTGGACCATTTTTACCAATCATATATGTATGTTTATCATCTATTTTTATAGATAATTTTTGCATTGTAGAACTTACTCCTTTCTCAGATAATGAATTATCACGAATTAAATTCTCAATTAAATTATTACAATCATCACATAATAGATGATATTCTTTTACGCCGCCGGCTATTAAATCTAAATCATCTTCCATTTTTTTTGTATAATCATATTCAAATAAACTATTAAAATATTTTATAAGGAATTCTATTACTAAAATACCCACTTGTGTTATAACTAATTTATTTTTTTCATTGCCAAATTCTTTTTCTCCTCGTTCAGTATTTATATTTCCATCTTCTAACGTATAATCAATTATTTCTAACTTTTTTCCTTCTACATTTTCTCTCTTTACATATTGTCGTTCTTGAATTTTATCAATTAATGATGAAAATGTCGATGGTCTACCTATACCTTTTTGTTCTAATAATTGAACTAATTTTGCCTCTGTATAATGTGATTTTAAATCTTTTAATGTTTGTTTTGAAATAATTTTATTAGCTATTATTGGGCCTTCTTTCAAATTTTGTAAATATATATAATATTTATCATCATCTACGCCTTGAATCGCTTTCCATCCTGGAAATATATTTTCTTCTGCGCTATATTTATATATTTGCTTTTGTGGTGCACTTATTTTTACTACTAATTGTTTATATATTGCTGGTGCCATGATACTTTCAATAGTATTATTCCAAATTAATTTATATAGTTTTCTATGTCTTGCTGTAAATATATCTTCGTCTTCTGGTATTGATTCTACTAAAATATTTGTTGGTCTAATTGCCTCATGTGCTTCTTGTGCATTATTATTTTCTTCTTTCTTTTTTTTTGATTTATTTTTCTCTTCTTTTTTATCTACTTTTTCTAGACTTTGTGTAATTAATCCTATATTTGGATTTATGTAATCTTTATTATAATTATCTGTTATATAGTCTGTTCCGTTTTTTATAAATTCTTCACTGTAAACTTTACTATCAGTTCTCATATATGTAATATAACCACCTTCATATAATTTTTGAGCTAACGCCATCGTATCTTTCGGTGAGATGTGCATAATATTATTCGCAGCTTGTTGTAAACCACTTGTAGTGAAAGGAGACGGGGGATTCTTTTTTGTTTGCTTCTCGGTTTCTTTAGATAAAATGTATTTGTGTGTTTTTGATAATTCTAAAAATTCTTTTATTTCATTATGAGAGACATGATTATGATTTAATGGAAACATTATGTTTTTTCCAGTAAATACTCCTGTTGTATTAAAACTTAGTTTTCCAGGACTTGATTGAATCTCTTTATAATTATCATATACTAAACGCAATGCAGGTGTTTGACATCTTCCAGCGCTTAAAGAATTCTTTGTATTTGAAACTATATGTTTCCATAAAATTGGAGAGATTTTAAAGCCAACTATTAAATCTAAAATTTGTCTTCCTTGTTGTGCATAAACCAAATTCATATTTATTACTCCCGGATTTGCTAATGCATGTTTTATTGCTTTCTCTGTTATTTCATGAAATATTATTCTTTTTGTTGTTGTTGGATTTAAATTAAAAACTTCTGAAATATGCCAGGCAATTGCTTCGCCTTCTCTATCATCATCAGTCGCCAAAATAACTTCATTTGCTTTTAATATCGCTTGTTTTAACTTACTTACTTGTGATTTTTTGGCTTCTGCTATTTCAAAATTTGGTTTATAATTATTTTCAAATTCAATTTGTTTCAAATTTGAGAGATGAGTTATATGTCCATATGATCCCAGTACTTTATATCCCGGTCCCAAATATTTTTCTATTTTTCCACATTTTGCAGGCGATTCTACTATTAGTAAAGTATAACTCATTTTAGTATTTAAATAATTACTTGAAATATATTTATACTATTTAAATTTCAATTTTATTTAAAATTGAGTTTATATTTTTTAAATTTACTATTAGTATATTTATTATGGATACTCAAGGTTTCGTAATTATTAGAGATGCTATTTCTTACCCTTCTTTAAGACTCAGAAGGTTAAGAAAAGACAATCGAGTTCATTCAAAAACTATGTGGAAATTACGTTTTGAAATAAAAAAACATTATGAAAAATTATGGAATACCAAAGATTTAGTATCTTGTTTTGGAGGTAATGTTATTGATTCAGACGATTATACATTACCTTGGCATGTTGATCAAAATCAAACACATGGAAATACTATGAGATGCGTTCAAGGCATATTAGCATTATCTGAATCAACTGCTACACAATTAGTTTCTGGTTCTCAAAAATATTTTCAGTCTATGTCTCAAAGATGTACTTCAAAAAATCCATATGAATGGGAATATTATGAAATTCCAAACAAAGATTATATTTGGAAAAAAGGTTTATCAATAGTTACTCCACATTTAAATGCTGGAGATTTATTAATATTTGATTCAAGAATTATACACAGAGTTATTCCACAAAAGAAACGGTCAGTAGCATATATTTCTATGGTTCCAAGACGCTTTTTATCAAATTTAATTGAAAGACAAAGAAAAAAGGCGTTTAAGAAAAATGATACTACTACTCATTGGTGTGAGAAATTAATAATAACAGGACAAGATAAACCATTACAAACAGATTTAGAATATAATGAATTAGTTTAAGTTTAAAAATAATATATATTAATTTTGAACTTAAAGAAAATCGCCCAAAATTCGCCTTTTTTTCTTTGTTACGCTATTAGATAACAAATATATCTCCTTTTTATAAGTGTGTTTTTTTATAATTCTATATTTGTAAATATTTTTTCATTTTGGACAAAAAAAATGTCTGATTTCAATATATGGAGAGCTTTTATAGAATTTGAAAAAATACGGGCATTATTAATTACACTGTAACGATTTAAAATAAAATATATAATATATATAATGTCGAATAAAATTAAAGAAAAAAAAGAATTTAAATGCGAAATTTGTCACTTTAAATGCTTTAAAATTTCAAATTATAATATTCATTTACAAACAAATAAACATAATAATATGCTTGATAATAAAAATGAATTAAAAGAAAAAACAATATATATATGCGAATGTGGAAAAAAATATAAATATAGACAAGGATTATGGAATCATAAACAATATTGTAAAAATCAAAAAAAAGAAGAAATAACTGAAAAAGAACTTATTAAAGAGAATATATATACGTTAAAAAATATAAATATTTATTTAACTAATCTAATAATAGAACAGGAAACAATAAAAGATTTATTGAAAGAAATGTCAAAAACACAAAAAAAAATATTAGAGCATTTAAAAATTACAGCATGATTACATTTTTAAAGAAAAGTATAAAAATATAAAAAAAAGGATTTAGGGATTTTTTATGTTGCTTTATATAAGCAATGTCTAGCAACATAAAAAATCCCAAAAATCCCGAAATTATAATAAAAAAAAATATATGCGAATGTTGTGACTATTCTACGTTTAGCAATAAAGATTTCAAGAAACATTTGTTAACCGCAAAACATAAAAAAATAGAGGACGCAACGCGTTGTGGGGATTTTAGCAACAATTCGCAACCTGAAAATCCCACAAATATGATATTTACGTGTGTAAATTGCGAGAGACAATTTAAATCCAGGTCAGGATTATGGAGACATAAAAAAAATTGTAATATAGAAGATATATGTGAAGAAATAGTTGAACAAAAACCAGACAAAGAATTAGAATTAAAAGATATGTTTTTGACTGTTGTAAATGAAAATAAAGAATTACGCGGTATGATGGTAGAACAACAAAAAACGATAATGGAACAAAGTAAACAAATGACAGAAATAATACCAAAAATAGGAAATAATAATTCAACAACAAATAACAATACAATAAATAATAATCAAAGAGTAAGTATAAATGTATTTTTAAATGAAAAATGCAAAGATGCAATAAATATGAGCGATTTTATTAAGTCAATATCAGTATCATTAGAACAATTAGATTTTACTAAAACACAAGGATTAGAGAAAGGAATAAGCCAAGTAATAATGGATAATATGAATAAATTAAGTTTATATGAACGACCGATGCATTGTACGGATACAAAACGAGAAACTATTTATATAAAAGAAAATGATAAATGGGAAAAAGATAAAGATAAATCAAAATTAAAGAATGCAATACGTAAAACATCAAATAAGAATTATACGGCATTAACAAATTGGACGAAAGATAATCCCGATTTTATGCAAGATGATGATAAACAAATGTTTTATGCACGAGCAATGTCAACTTTGGGAAAACCAATGAATGGAGTGGACGATAAGATAGTAAAAAAGATTTGTTCAAATACTTATCTGAAAGAATCTTTACACCCTTGAAGATTAATTTTTTCTTTGTTTTCTTTTTCTGGTTCCACCAAACACAGTTTTAGGTTTAGGAGCAACTCCAGGAATTTTATTAACACGTTTTTTATGACCAGCAGCCATATTTTTAACTCCAGTACTAACACCAGTCATGACTTGTTTGGGTGCAGCAGCGACTTTTTCAGTTAATGTTTTCTTTCTGGTAAATCTAGCCTTTAATCCACTAAAGAATCCTTCTACCTTTTCTCCAACAGGAACATTAATTTGTAAAAAATCAAAGAAACCTCCTCCTTTTTGTTTTCTAGTAAAATTTTGTCTGCGTCTTTGTTTCAATTTTTGAGTCATAAATATATAATATAAATATAAAAAAAAATTATTTAAATTATATAATGGAATGTCCTATTTGTTTTGAAGTAATTTCCAATAGTTGTTATGGTAGCAGAGATTGTATAGGTGTTTTAGGTGGGTTATATGGGTGTTTTACCTAAAATGATAATATAAATGTTTAATTGTAAGGAACTTCATTATCAATGGTAACAGAACGACCATCAATATTATTAAGCCCCCCTGAAAGAATACCATTAACATCTAAATTAGGAAGAACAATAGGATCAATTAAAACGGCATTATTAATTCTACCGGTTTCAAGAATTTCAGGATTAAATGATGAATGTCCGATATATGCAATTTGATGAACTTTAAGACAGTTGGTGAGGTCGACAACAACTTTAGGCGTAATGGGCATAGCCCCGTCAATAGTAACAATAGTAAGATTATGTTTTAAATTTTTGATAATTTCATTATAGAATTGCGCAGGTATTGTTCCAGAAAGCCCAGTTAAAAATAAAACAGGTGTACCACGCCCATTTAATGTAGCAGTTTTGCCATGAGATAATTTAACATATGGATTAAAAAATGCAGAAACAGACAGTAAACCAATAATAATTAATTTGGATAGAATTATTTATAATATAATGTTGTATTTTTATATTAGTTTAAAAGTATAATAAAATAGTAATAATATGAATTATAAAAGTTGGCTGGAAAGCATAAAAGATAATCCAATAGAATTAGTCAAATCCAGTAATGATATTTATAGATTTAGTAACGAAAGAAAATATAAAATAAGTTTAAATGAAAATATGGATAGCGAAAGTTATATATATATATATAATTGTTTAAAAAATTCAGAAAGAGGTTTAGAATTGTATAATTTTAAAACAACTCCTATAATAACATATTGGGCTAGAAGTAACGAGCGTATAATGAGATATAGCGGAGCGTTAGATTATTAATGTTGCATTTTTTTGAAATCTTTATATGATATAATTTTTTCAGAAACAGGTGGTTTTTTGGGTTTTTTTTTTTTACGGTCATTAGCGTCCATTTTTTTCTGGTTTTTAAGAGCGCTATCAATATATAGTTCCTTTAAACGTTCACCAACAAGATATGAACCTTCGTGTTGGTCTAATTCTCCGTCTTCAATTTTTTTTAGAACATTTAAAAAGTTATCCATAATATCAAGATTTAAAGTATCCGTTTTAATTTTATTATATATATCGGTATAATTATTGAATAGAAATTGACATTGGTTAACACATATATTATCAAATTCAGTGGGATTAGATTTACTGAGACGTGAATATTTTTCTTTTAAAAAAATCAGTTGTTTGATGTCATTTCTAATAAGATGACTTTGTTTATTTTCACGTATTTGTTGAGTAACATCTTCTGTTTCGTTGGCTTTAATCATATTTTGAAGGTCAAGTTTTTGTTGATTATCAAGGAGAGACATATATATATATAAAAAAATAAATATATTTAAGTAATAAAATGTATATTTTCTTAAAGATAATAATAAAATAATATATAAATGGTAAAATTAAAAAGAAATTTAGAAAGTATTTTAAATAATAAAAATTATAATTTAATAATTTTTTTATTAATAGGTGTTCTATTTATATTTTTAATTTGTGGTAATTATAATTTAGTAGAAGGATTAAAGTTGGATGAAATATCGAGTCAGTTAAATAATAAAAGGTCCGAAACAAATGATGGGGGGAATTTACAAAAAAACATAGCAAAATTATATAATAGAGAAAACGGAAAAAGAAAAAATTTATTAGATACTGATCTAGGAACTATGGTAAAACCAAAAAATGTTGTAGAAGGATTTTTAGAAGGAATGAATAAATGTTCTTCAAATTTTAGTAATGTGGGTGTAAAAGGTAATAAAGCAAATTTAATGGTAAATTCACAATGTGAAAGTTTAGAACATTTAAAAAATAAAAATAAATCAGTCATAAATGGGGCACATGAAAAAAAATTAAATTACTATTAATATAATTAAATTATATATTTATAATAGGTATATAATTTAATATGACAAGTATATTTGGAGATTTGGGAAGTGCTGTAGTTGTAATATTAATTTTTACTATAATACATATTGCATTAGCAGCTAGTATAGGAATATCTAAAATACAAAAAAATTGGGAATTTTATAAATGTAATCCATCGGTGATGCCTTTCGCATCAGTTTTTGGACATGATACAGGTGCTAATTTTAATGAATGTATACAAAAACAACAAACCGGTTTTATGGGTTCATTTTTAGACCCAATATATCAATCATTAACTTATTTTGCACAAAATGGAGCAATATTTGCAGATATGTTTGAGGGTGTAAAATTATTCGGAAACACACAAGACAACAATACGGGTAATTTTGTAGAGGATGCAAAAGGAAGATTATATAATATGTCAGACGGTGCAAATGGAATTTTTATAGGTGTAACAGATACATTTAGTAAATTGACATCAACAATAACAATATTATTTTATACTTTGCAATCGGCATTACTAGCAGGTAAATCAGCGTATCATGAAATACCAGGAACATTTATTAAAATAGCAAGTTTTGGTCAACTATGATAAATTAAAATTTATAAATATAACAAGTTTTGGCGCATTAGGATAAATAAAAATTTATAAATATATATTAATATGGAAGAAGAAAAAAATAAAACTTTACAAAATAAAATAAAAAATTATTTCGAGAAACAAACATATTTGGAAAAATATAATTTTGATGTAGTAGTAACAATATTAGCAATATTATTTGTAGTATTTATAATATTTTATGTATATTTATCTTCACGAATAAATTTGGAAAAAATAAATTGGGAAAAAAATAAATGTAATCCATTTTACATGCCATTTGGAAGTAAAATAAATGGCGGGGGAGATAGATTTAATGAAGATAATTTAAAAAATTGTTTAGATGATTTAACATCAAATGTTGCATTTGATGTATTACAACCAATAAATGTACTAGTAAATATGTTTTCTGAAATATTAAAATTTATAACATCGATGATGTCGCAAATATTAGCTAATATTATACATTTGTTTAACATGTTAATGAGTATATTTAAACATTTTATGATGATAATAGAAAGAATAGCAAATGAAAACCTAATAATATTTGGTAAAATAAATGACTTTTTAGGGGGAACACTAGGGTTTATTACCAGTATTTATTATAAACTAATTATATTAGTTGATTCGATCAAATTAATTTTCCCAATGATGGCATTAGCATTTTTGATGGGTGTAATACTACCCGCAATAGTATCATTAGCACTCGCTACAATACTTTTAGCGGGACTTTATGTAATAGCAGTGACTTTATCCCCTGTATTTTGTACTGGATGTTGGGCATGGGGACCGGCAATATTTATGGCAGTAGTATGTGTATTTTTGCAGTATTTTTTGATTTTGCTTTTAGTATTATATACAATTTTTGCAGTTATGTGTAGTGATATATTAACGAGTTTATTAAAACCGATAAGTAATGATGATTCAGAGATCAGGATTAGGTAGATTTTAAACCTCTAACGGCGCGCCTTAATAATAAAATAATAAAATAATAAAATAATTTTTAATATCTAATTATTTTAATGACTTCATTAGATAAACTGCGAGAAAGTAAAGTTTTTAAAATATTTTTTTGTATATTTTTGTTATTAATAATATTTGATAAAGCATTAATTAAAGTATTAAAATCATTATATAATAGATTTCAAAAATTAGTATTAAAAAATGATATAGAAATTCCATTAGAAACAATAAGAAAATATACAAATAAAAATAGTGAAAATTTTAATAATTTAAATTTAAATAATTATGAAGAAAATATGGCAGGAAGTATAAGTGAAATATTTAAAAAAGACAAATATAATTTAGGAGATTATCCAAATGTAGAAGTAAAAGGTGGAGAAGAACTTTTTAAACACAATAAATTCCTACCAGAATGTTGTATGTATTATTCTGATTATTCAAGCGATAAAGGATGCCCATGTATAACACCGGAACAGCAAAATTATTTACAAAGAAGAGGTTCAAATAGAACAAGTGAATCATTTATTCATGGGAATGATTTAAAAAATATGTTTTTTTCTCCAACAAATACTTTGAAAGGAAATAAAGATGAAATATTTTTGACAAATAATATATATATAAAAAAAGATCCAGAACCATTAAGTGATGCAAGTATAAATAATGTATATTCAATATTAAATACACAAGAAAGATAAGTTATGCAGCTCTTAATAAACTAGGCGTAAATATTATTTAGTATAAAGATTATGTGATTTACGCGCAACAACAGTCCATTTCTCAAGTTTTTGGCGTCGATTCTGCGAAGAGATGTTCTTACCGTGTTCGTTGTACTTATCGTTGTCAAGGGTTTCACTGGCGGTAATAATCATACACCACTTCAGGTTTGTCATGTTATATAATACATATAAATAATATAAATAATTATATTCAATTTTTTTAATAATTAAATATAATTATTTATATTATTTATATTATTTATATTATTTATATTATTTATATTCATCAATTTTAATATCATTTTCAGATATAAATTTTCTACACAGTCTAAGTTTAATATTATTATTAAGAGAAAAACATTTAATATTATTTTTTTTTGAATTAAACAATATTATATCTTCAGCGTTCCAAACATGTTTGATTAATTCATTGTATGATATATCATCGTTTATATAATATATTTTTTTAAATATATTAAATGATGATATAGAGAACCAATCACATGAAGCGAGGGCAGTTTCATAACGAGGACAAAAATAAAAAACATTTTTAGAAAATGAATTTAATATAATGTTCATTTCTTGTATATTATATTCAAGGAAGTATAAATCTGGTCTTATTCTGAAAACAATATCATTATCATAAATATTAATATTATGAGTAAAAATATTATCAACAATTTTCCTAAATCCATAAAACAATTTATAAATATTAAAAGTCCAGTTATTAATTTTTCCATTTAATTTAATTTGTTGCTTAGTTTTATTGGTAATATTACTATATATATATTCGTCTGTAGGTTCCGGTTCAAAAAAAACATAATCAAAATTAAGAATAGAAGCATTATCAATATTTAGATTATCCCAAGTTAATAGATACAATTTAATATTGAAGCCAAAAAATAAATATTTAATTTTAGATGATAAAAAATTTAAATATTTAACATTTGGACGAATAATACCAGTGATAAAAAAATGTATAGTTTTAGAATTATTAATAATAGTAGTCATATTATTAGTAGATACATAAGGATGTGTGTTATGTTTTATATTTTTTTTATATCGGGTAACTATAAATTGTTTCATTAATAATAATATTTATACAATAATTAATTATAAAAAATTGAGTAAAATAATATATTTTTTTTACATTAAGTAAATAAAGATGGTTTCATTGTTATTATTATTTATCTTGGTTATTTGAAGACGATAATTAATTATACATACCAATAGGAACATCGTCTTTATAAGATTTATTAAGTAATTTATCAATAATTTTATTATCGAGATAAAACGGGAATTCAACTTTTTTATCAAGTTTGAGGGAACTTTCAAATAAATTTTCTTCTGGTTTCATAAGTCTATATAAATTTAATTTAGTATAAATAATTTCTAGACAACGTTTAAGATTTCTGACACCAGATTCTTTTTCAGTAAAATCATTAATAATATACTCTAGTATTGGATCAGTAAAAACAACCTCCTCTTTTTTAAATTTAGTTTGTTCATAAATTTTGGGAAGTAAATAATTTTTGCAAATAATAAGTTTATCTTTATTTTTATATCCTTCAGTTTCTATTTTATACATTCTATCTTTAAGAATAGGATTAACTTTAGATTCATCATTATAACTGAAAATGAAAAGTGCTTTTGACATATCAAGGCTAATTTCAGACATATATTTATCTGTAAAATTAGAATTTTGTGTAACATCAGTAAGATGAGTTAATACTCCAGCAATCTCGTCGCCTTTAGGGGTATCACTAATTTTATCAAGTTCATCAAATAAAATAACAGGATTCATGCAAGTAGATTGAATAAGAATATCAATGATTTTACCATATTTACTTCCTTCATAAGTGTAATCATGACCATCTAGAAATCCACTATCACCGCATCCTCCAAGAGCAATTAATGCGAACGGTCTATTTAAAATTTTACTAATACCATCTTTAATAAGTGTCGTTTTACCAGTTCCCATTGGTCCTTTAATAGCAATAGCACTACCAAGAGCATTAGGATTAACTAACCACAAACCAATAAGTTGCATAATTTGAATTTTAGCATCATCGAGACCATATACAACATTATCAAGAATATTTTTGGATTCTTGCATGAATTTATGACATTTTTCAATTCCATCAGCATATGTAATTGCTAGATTATTGTATTTATTGAATGGTATTTTAATAAATGCATCAACCCATGATTTAATTTTATAGTATTCACTATTACCAAATTCACCTCTCATTTCGCGAAGCATATTAATTTTTCTTAATGCACAAGCTTTGTATATGTCGGGAATATCTATATTAATTAAATGAATAAGATAAGGTTTTTCAATAGACGTTAGGTTTTTAATAACTGTTAATTTTTTAATAGCATCTTCTTGTTCAATAATAGACATTTGATTTTTAAAATATTTGGATTCATTATCTTCTTCCGTTAAAATTTTAGAGAATTTTTTATAATTTTTGATAGAATTTTTTTTTGTAGAAATTTTTTTCACAGGAGGAGGAAGTATAGTATTATGTATTTCTTCTAATGTATCGGGAGGAAGTATAGTATTATGTAGTTCTTCTAATGTATCCGGAGTATTTGTTTTTTTTTGACTAGATTTTTGTTTTTCTAGATTGGCAATATTAACTAATTCTTTAATAATATTATTAGAGTTAGAATCAAGTAATTTTTTGCTAAGTTTTCTAAGTTTTTGATTTTTAATAACATCTTCATCTTCGTCTTCGTCTTCATCTTCATCTTCGTCTTCATCTTCATCTTCGTCTTCATCTTCGTCTTCATCTTCGTCTTCATCTTCATCTTCATCTTCATCTTCATCTTCATCTTCATCTTCATCTTCATGTTCATCTTCATCTTCATCTTCATCTTCATCAGGTGTAAATTTCTTTTCATAATTATATATATTATTTTTCCCGGCTTTCATATTGAAAATGATGTTAATATTTTTATTTTTATTACTATCAGAATTAAACAATTTATTAATTTCATTATAATCAATAACCTGCTTAGTAAATAAAGCTTCTTCTTCGCTGTCTCCATCATATTCTAGATTAGAATTTTTAAATATTTGTTTTTTTGTTTTTTGTGAAGTAAATAATCTTTGTCGTTTAATTTTATTAATTTTAGACTTGGTATAATTAGATGGAAATAATTTGTTTAAAAACTTATGATATTCTAATTTATCTTTAGCTAAATTAATATTTTCTTCGGTTTCTTTAATAAACATATCATCTTCTTGGTTGATATAAGATTCGTCATCACTTTCTAATTCCGAGCCAGATGATGAATCGTTACAAGAAGCATCGGAACAATTTTCCAAAATATATTTGCGCTTTAATACTCCAGTATTAAGCCGGGTTTTATGTTTGTGGTTAATTGTAGACATAAATGATATAATATATATAATAAAAAATTTAAACAATAAAATCAATTTTAAAAAAATAAAAATATTAATAAAAATATTAATAAAAATATTAATAAAAATATTTATAATAAAATTGAAATGAATTTAAATATATATTATTTATATTAGTAGTATGACTAGTGACGAAACCAAAAAACCATCAAAAATTATAGGTATTCAATTTAGTATATTAAGTCCACACGAAATTCAAAAAGGTTCTGTTGCAGAAATAGTAAATAGAGATACTTATATAAATAATAAACCAGTTCTAGGAGGTTTATTTGATCCCCGCATGGGTATTTTAGAACCGGGTTTTATATGTCCGACAGATGGACTGGATTATATTCAAACCCCCGGATATTTTGGTCATATAAATTTGGCTCGACCAGTATTTTACATTCAATATTTAACATCATTAATGAAAATAATGAGATGTATATGTGTAAAATGTAGTAAATTATTAATAAATAAGGAAAAATACTCATATTTGTTAAATTATAATAATGATGAGCGTTGGAATAAAGTATTTGCATTAGCAAGTAAAAAGAAAAGATGCGGTGAATGTTCTCATAATGGCTGTGGTTGTTTACAGCCGAAATTAAAGAAAGAAGGATTGGCAACATTAATAGCAGAATGGAATGATAAAGAAGAAGAAATAAAAAATTATGAGTTTTCAAAAGATAATGATGGAAAATTAATAATGAAATTGATTCCAGAATTAGTAATTAAAATTTTAAGAAAGATATCAGATGAAGATGTGAATTTTATGGGATTTAGTCCAATATGGTCTCGGCCAGAATGGATGGTTTGTCAAACAATGGCAGTTCCACCTCCGGCAGTTCGTCCGTCAGTAAAACATGATTCACAACAAAGAAGTGAAGATGATCTAACGCATATAATAGTAAATATAATAAAAGCAAATAAGACACTTCAAGAGAAGATTGAACAAAATGCGAATTCAAATGTAATAGACGATTGGACGACAGTTTTGCAATATTATGTGGCGACATTAATAGATAATAAGATACCAGGTGTAGCAGCAGTAGCACAGAGGTCAGGAAGACCATTAAAAGCAATAAAAGATAGATTAAACGGGAAAGGAGGAAGAGTAAGAGGAAATTTAATGGGAAAGCGTGTAGATTTTAGTGCACGTTCGGTAATTACTCCAGATCCAAATTTATCAATTAGTGAATTAGGTATTCCACTAAAAATTGCAAAAAATTTAACAAAACCAATAACGGTAAATAGAAAAAATAAGAATTATTTAATGAGATATATATTAAATGGTCCTGATGTATATCCGGGGGCAAAGATTTACGAGAAAAAAAACGGAGACTGTATAAGTTTAAGATATGTTGATAGAGAATCAATAAAATTAGAAGACGGAGATAAAGTTCATCGCCATATTTTAAATGGTGATGCGGTATTATTTAATCGTCAACCAACATTACATAGAATGTCTATGATGTGTCACGTAGCACGGGTGATGACGCAAGGTGATACATTTAGAATGAATGTAGCAGATACAAAACCATATAATGCAGATTTTGATGGAGACGAGATGAATTTACATATGCCACAAGACGAAGAGTCAGAAATAGAATTAAAGTTATTAGCAGCAGTAAAAAATAATATAATAAGTCCAGCAAATAATAAATCGATAGTAGGTATATTTCAAGATTCACTATTAAGCGTATATTTATTTAGTAGAGAGAATATAAAGTTTGATTCCCGAACAGCAATGAATTTATTAATGCATTGTAATAAGATAGACATAAATTCAATAAATTTTAAAAATTCTACAGTATCAAGTTTTGATATATTAAGTCAAATATTACCAAATTTTAGTTTAAAATATAAAACAAAGAGATTTAAAGATGAAGAAGATTATACGACATCAAATAATGTATTAGAAATAAATAATGGAAGATTAGTGCGTGGTCATATAGAGAAAGGTATTTTAGGCGATACAACGCGTGGATTATTACAAAGAATTTATAATGATTTTGGCGTAGATGCATCTCAAGATTTTGTAGATGATTTGCAAGACATAGTGACAGAATATATGAAACTTCACGGATATAGTGTCGGCATAAGTGATTTAATAGCCGATAAAGATACAATAGAAAAGATAGTAGATGTAATTACAAAAAAGAAGATGGAAGTGAAATCTTTAATAGATGAAACACATTTAGGAATATTTGATAATAAAACGGGAAAATCAAACGTAGAAGAGTTTGAGACACAAGTAAATAATATATTAAATAAAGCTTCGTTTGAAGCAGGAAAATTAGGAAGAACAAATATGGGTGCAAATAATAGATTTGTAACTATGGTAAATGCGGGCTCAAAGGGCAGTGATTTAAATATTTCACAAATGATTTCTTGTTTAGGACAACAGAATGTAGATGGAAAACGAATTCCTTATGGTTTTGAAAATAGAACATTACCACATTTTACAAAATATGATGATTCCCCTGAAGCACGTGGATTTGTCGAGAGTTCTTTTATTGGGGGGCTAAGACCAGAAGAATTATTCTTTCATGCCATGGGTGGTCGTGTAGGTTTAATTGATACGGCAGTAAAAACATCAGCAACAGGCTATATTCAGCGTCGTTTAATTAAAAGTTTAGAAGATTTAGTAGTAGCATATGATATGACAGTAAGAAATAATAAAGGAAAAATTATTCAATATAGTTATGGCGATGATGGTTTTGATCCTGTAAAAGTAGAATCACAAGGATTAGGGTTTATAATGATGTCAATTGAAGAAATATACGGTCATTACCAGATGCCAAATGATAAAACAAAAGATTTAGTCTATACAACATTATATACAAAACAAGCATATACAAGATTCAAGAAGCAAAAAACAGAATTAGATAAAAAATGTAAAGAATATATTGATTATATAATTGAATCAAGAAAACTTATAGTAGAAAAAGTATTAAAAAACATATATAAGGGCAATGTAAATATTCCAGTATCATTTATAAATATAATAAATAACATATCAGGTAACCAGGAAGAAAATGTTATAGTTGATATAACACCATTGGAGGTATTTGAAATGATAGAAAGTAATTTTGAAAAATTAAATAAAATTAGTTACTGTATACCGACAGAATTATTTAAGGTACTTTATTATTATTATTTAAGTCCAAAAGAATTAATAATGCATAAAAAATTAACAAAAAAATCAATGGAGGTTTTACTATTAAATATTAATAATTGTTATAAAAAAGCAATAATTAGTCCCGGAGAAATGGTAGGTATGATTGCAGCACAAAGTATTGGTGAGCCAACGACTCAATTAACATTAAATACATTCCATTTTGCGGGTGTAGCATCTAAATCAAATGTAACTCGTGGGGTTCCAAGAATCGAAGAGATTTTGTCATTATCAGAACATCCAAAAAATCCATCGTGCACAATTTATTTAAATGAGAATGATAAATATGATCAAAATAAAGCAAAAACTTACATAAATAATTTAGAATATACAAAATTAAGAGAAATTGTTGAAAGTTGTGAAATATGTTTTGATCCAGACGATATGAATAGTTTAATAAAAGAGGACGAAGAACTAATGAAAGAATATAAAGAATTTGAAGAATTATTAGATGAATGTAAATCAACATTAGATGAATCAAAAGAAAAATCAAAATGGATAATTAGATTAAGTATGAATAAAACAGAAATGTTAGATAAAAATATTACGATGGAAGATATACATTTTGCATTAAACAATTCGTATAATAATATATCTTGTATGTATAATGATTACAATTCAGATAAAATAATTTTTAGAATTAGAATAAATAAAAATATTCAATCCTCGAAGAAAAAGAAAGCAAAAAATATACCAGAAACATTAGATCAATCAGACGAGATTTATTTATTAAAGAATATACAAGATGAATTATTAGATAGTTTAGTATTAAGAGGTATAAAAAATATTAAAAAAGTATTATTAAGAAAAATTAGTGATAATTTTGAAGAAGTAGATTTAAAATATATTAAAAAAGAGTTATGGGTATTAGATACAGTTGGAACAAATTTATTAGATATTTTAGCATTAGATTTTATTGATACAACAAAAACAATAAGTAATGATATTATTGAAATATATAATGTATTAGGTATTGAAGCGGCGCGACAAGCAATATTTGATGAATTTTCAGAAGCGATTGAATTTGATGGAGCATATATTAATTACCATCATTTAACAATGTTAGCAGATAGAATGTGTTGCAATAGTAAACTGGTATCCGTTTTCAGACATGGTATAAACAATGATGATATTGGTCCAATTGCAAAAGCATCATTTGAAGAAACACCAGAAATGTTCTTAAAGGCGGCAAGACATGGTGAATTAGATATAATGCGCGGTGTTTCGGCTAATATAATGTGTGGGCAAGAAGGATATTTTGGTACAAGTAGTTTTAAACTATTGGTAGATATGGATAAAATGTCAGAAATTAAACCAGAAGAAGAAGAAGAAGAATATACCGATCAAGATATGTTAAAAGAATTAGATGAAACCGACGAATATAGCGAATGTTCAACAAATAATATAAAAATAGAATCTATGGTATCTAATTTGAAAGCTATAAAAATGAGTAAAAATGATGATTATGATATAGATTTTTAAGCAATTATAAATTATTATATTTTTTTTATAAAAATATAAAAATTTAATCAGTAATTAATATATTATGCAAGAAAGAATTTTCTATAATATTATAGCATTAAATATAAAAAATAGTAATTTAATAAAATATAAAGAGAAAGAATTAAAATTAACTTCAAAAATTATAAATTTATATACAAAATTTAAATATTTTGAAGTTAATTATAAAACTTTTTTAAACAATGAGAATATAGTAAATATTTTTTATAAATCGCAAAAAATATACAATTTAGTAACTTTATTTTGTAATAAATTAAAAATAAGATCTGCAAAAATATATAATAGCGAAGATTTATTAGGTAATGAATTAAATAATATATTATCATTTAATATTTTAATTGATAAATTTATTTATAAATTTAGTTATAAGGATTTGATAAAAATAATAACAACAAATTTATTAAATTTTCAACAAGAAACAACCCGAAGAAATATAACTAATAATTTTTCTACTCCATTAGAAATTAAAAATCCATATACAAATATTCCTTTTAAAAAGTATATATTATATAATTTTTACATTTTTTGTAAAAATAATAATTATAAAATACCAATAATATTTCAATTGTATTATGAATCAAACTTTAGAATAAAAGATTTATTTATACTACACGAAAATTATATAACTTTGAAATCAATAAAAAAATATATAGTTTCTGCAGACAATCAAGAAAAATATAATTATCTTTTAAAAAGTAGTATTATTTTTTGTGATTTTTTAACAACTTATTTTGATAAACGAGAAATAAAATATTTATGTGCAGTATTTAAAAATAAAATATTTAATTTGGATTTAAGTTTTATAAATAATAACTTTGATGAAATAATCTATTATTATTTGGTATTAATTTATTATGATAGTTCAAATAATTCAAAATATTTTTTATGTTATAAAATGAAACTAATAATAACGATATTATTTAATAAAAAAATCTATTTTATAGATAATAATGATACAATTTCTACTATAAAAATTAACGATATACATAAAATTATAAATGAAAACCTAGAAATAATTATAATAAGAGAAATAAATAATTATAGATTAATAAATAATCTTGATATTATTTTACAAAACCAAAGAAACAATGAAGAACCCGAAGAAGAAGAATTTGAAGAAGAAACTAATAATAATCAAGAAATAAATAATATAGAAGAAGTAAAAGAAAAACATAATAAAATAATTTTATTAAAAAATAAGATACATCAAAAGTTATACAAATTAAATGATATATGTGAAAATAGTAAATTATACAGGTTATTTTTTAAAATAGCTATTTTAAATCTATTTGTCATTAATTGTTATATAAATATATTAATATTGTATAGAATATTTTTTAAAATTTTAAAATTTTAATTTAACGCTGCTCTCGCCTGAACTTTTTTATCTTTTGGAACAACTTTTTTTTTATTAGACTCAATAATAAGATTTAAAATTAAATCGGTATAATCTTCTAATTGTAATAATATTTCAGTATTAAGTTGTATTTTATCATTATCAATTGTATTTTTAGTTATATCAATAGTAGTTGAATTACTAAAATGTAATAATTTATAATTTTTTTGTGTTTTAATATATTTACTAGGTATTTTAATCGAATAATAATTATTGTTTTGAGTATTTTTATTTAAAATAATAAATGTTTTATCATTAATAGATAAATTAATAACTGTATTACACATTAGAATAATTGGTAAATTATATTTTTTTGCCATTAAATATATATCAATATATGTAACAAAAAACACAGGACTATTAATTAAATCACTTAAAAGTTTTTTAAATTCTTCTATTTTTAAAAATGGAGAAATTTTTAATTTTTCAAGTAAAATACTTCCAGCAGAGTCTTCTTTATAAAGTTTTTTATTTATTTCTAACATAGTATGAAGTAATGCTTCTGTATATTCGTTGTTGAAATATTCCTCAATTAAAACATTTTTAAGTTCATTAATATTCATATTTACTAATTTTGAATCAGGCGTGCTAGAATTATTATGTTTTAAAATAAATAACATTAATTCAAAAGAGCAAATTTTATCATTGTCAATATCAAAGAAAAATTCATATAATTTATTTGTAAATAAAGAATTTAAATCATTTTCTCTAACTTCATGATTTTTATGTTTACATTTAATATTTTTAACGTATTCATTAATAGATAATTTGTTAGGCATATCTTCTTCTTGTTCTTCTTGTTCTTCTTGTTCTTCTTCTTCTTCGGGTAAATCTTCATCGTCTTCAGTTAAGTTTTTAAATTTTTGTTTTTTATATTTTTTTTCTAATAGTTTTATTTTATTAACTTGATCTTTTGGTAATTTAATTCGAATTTTTTCATTGGGTTGTATTTTATTTAGATCATAATCAGGATATTCAACATTGAATTGAGAAATATCTATTTTACTATTTTTTTTATTATTAGAACTTAATTTGTAAGTATCAAAAGTAGTATAATTAGTATATGGATCTTTAAATTGTAAATTGGTAAATTTTATTTCTTCCGCCAAACTAGATTCCATTAATACTACTTCGTCGTCGTTAATATTATATCTGATATTATTAAATAAAATAAAGTTAGATGAATTAAATAATATACGTTTTGTTTTATTATAACGTACAAATTCATCAGAAAGTTTAGTAAAATATATATCAAAATTTTCATCATTTGTAATTAAATTATTTTTAGGAACAATAAGATTACATATATTAGTATTCGTATTAATCATACAAAAATCGCTATCACAAGTGTTATTATTACCACATAAAGAAAAATTTTTGATATTATCTAATATATTTTTATCATATTCAGCAAAAATAATATAGTTTTCGGCGAGCGATTCTAACTCGTCTCTTATAAGTTTTAATTTATCAAAATAAATAAGTACATTATTTTTAATAATGTCTTGTATTTTAATATTGAATTTATAATTTTTATATTCAGAGAGAAGTTTAAAAATAGTATTTCTAAAAGTATTATAGAATCCCGATTCTAATTTTATATTGCTAATTAATTCTTGTCTTTCTTTGTCAATATTAAATTTGTTTTGTATAACAATATCTGTTAATAAATAATTTTTATCAGAAAGTTTTTCTAATTCATCATTAATATATGCTTCGGGCTTATTTATCATAACAAATTGATTAGCATTAGTTAAAATACCAATTATTAATTCGTTTTCAATTATTTTGTTTACTGGTTTACATTGTATAATATGATTAGTCATATCATATATTTTTTGTAAAAATTCTTTAGTAGAATTATAATCTGAAAAATATTCTTCATTTAATTCATCAATAAAAACAATTGGAATTTCATAATGTTCATACATATTTGAAGGATGACATGGAATATATCTATATCCATCAAATTCTATTTGATTACTTATAATTATAGCAATAACTTTATTTTCGTAATCCATAACTTGAAAATTAATTTCATAACCTAATTTAGTTAAAATATTAATAGTGTTATCCAATGAAATATTTTTATGAAATTTAACATTATTGCTAAGAGTTTCTCCGCAATTATTATTAATATCTTCTTTAATAAAATTAAGAATTTTTTTAAATTCATTTAATCTAGTTTCGTCTGAATTAATTGTAAAAGAAAATAATGGAGTTATTATATTATGATCTTGTGTTCTAATTGAATAAATTGGTTCAAAATATTGTTCTTTCATTAATAAAATAAGACTTTTTTTAGTATCATTAACAAATTCATTAGAATAATTTTGTTTAGGGCAAATAACTTTAACATTATCAGTTAAATCATAGCTAGTAATATCAAGTATAATTAAATTAATTCCATTAGGAAATAATAATGGATTAGGTTTACAAATAATATCCCATAAATACGTATAATCAATAATATAATTTTTGCCTTTTAAATATAATTTAAAATTTTCAAAAGAAATCAAGATTTTTTTATATAAATTAATATGATTATGGTTAGATTTATCTAATTTTTCATAAAAATTGCTTTTACTTTCAAACTTTTCAATATCCATTTTGTCTAAAAATTCTTCAGTAATATTTTTATTTAAAAATATTTGTACTAAATTAGCATTATTGTAGGTTATAAAATTATCAATAGTTAAAGATTTTAGTATAATATTTTTCATTTCATCGATACCAATAGATTTACTTATGGTTAATATTTCTTTTGAATAAGCGTCTGCAATACATGCTATAAATGAATTATTTTTATCATTTTGAACCCCGTATCTAAGTAAACAAGTATATTTATACTTCAAATTATTGTTATCTGGATTAATACAATCGTCAGAATCAAATTGTAAAAACTTTTTAATATTAAGAGGAAGATGTCCTGCTTTGTATTGTTCTAATGGAAATTTATCAGCTCTAATAATATATTTAATATCTCCTTGTTTTACAATTTGACTATTAATATTGCAAACACGTTTATTTTTCTCATCGAAGGGTGTGGGTTTTTTTTCATTTTTTAGTTTACTAAAACAACAAGGTAGACAAAATTCATTACCCTGTTCATCTTTTACAATATCTTTTAAAAATGCAGGTTCTCTATTTTTATTTTCAAATTTATAAATATTTCCTTTTCCCTTAGAATAAATAGTTCCATAATTACCCGTTTCAACTTGTTCTTTTGTTAAAGTAGTAGAATTTTCTAAATTCCAAAATTTAGGACATATATAAAAATGTTTTTTATTAGGATCAGTAGAGTATTCTAATACGTCATTAGGTGTATATTCAGGATTATCAACTAAAACTTTTTGTTTTTCTTCTTCGGTTAAAATTACTGGTTGTCTTGCCGATTGACATAATCTAGAATAACTAACGTAATTTTTTTTAGTATCTTCTTTTGCAAGATTAGGTTTATATGTTTTAACTTTAAATAATCCGGGTTGTAATTTTTCTAATCTATTTAATACAGGATTTCCTCTAGTCGATTCTTTAAAATTTTTTAAGTTATCTTCTTTTTTATCATCTTGTTCTTGGGATTTTTTTTTATTATCTAATGCTTCGTCGCGTAATTCTTGTTGTTTTATTTCTTCGTCTGGTTCTTCTTCTTCTTCTTCTTCTTCTGTGTTAATTTTAATTTCTTCGGGTATAATTTCTTTAATTTTTTCATCTATTAAAAAATCATTATCTTGTTCAATTTTAAAATCTTCTTCATCAATATCAATAATATTTTTTTGATCTTCGTCCTCGTCGTCATCGTCATCGTCATCGTCATCATCGGCTAATAATATATCTAATAAATTATTAGTATAATCATCTTCATCAATAGAACTAGCAGCATCAATTGCATCATCAAGGTCAATTTCTAATGGTGTATTAAAAACATTATCAATATTTTTTTGAGTTAAATCAACAATAATTTCATCTGGTTTAATATCTTGAATATATTGTTCTTCTTTTTTCTTACTAGATTTACAAATAGATAAATCAATATCTTTAATATCATTAAATGACATTTTAAAGATAGAATCAATATAAATTTTAATAAAATAAATGTATCTAATATTATCAATATTATCTATTGATACATTAATCTGATTATTAATATTATTATCGATATTAAAAAGAAATCCAGGTGAATTTTTAATTTTTAATTTTCTATAATTAAAAATATTTTGTACGAGATCGAGAGATTGTATAGCATTTTCAAAAATAGCAGACGCTTCTTCAGTAGATGATAATTTAAAATTTTCCTGTAATTGTTGTATAATTTTAATAGGAGATTCTTTTAGTTTAATAAGTTCGATAATGAAAGCGTCTTTGTCGTTCATTTCATTATAATTAGATACTCTTTTGTACCGAAATTTTTTTTCTTTGGTTTTATCACTAATTATGTTAAAAAAGAAGTATAAACAATTTTTAATATTATTTAAAAGTTTAATACTTTGCGTGGATTCAATTTGAATAGTGTAATTAAGATTAATAAGTTCAATATTATTATCTATTAATGAATTAAAATATGAAATATTATTAGTGTCATTATTTATATTTTTTTTAATAATATCAATGATAGGATTAACATTTTTCTGAATAATAGAATCTAATACAGGCATGTCAAGATGATTAAAAAGTTCAATTTTAATATTAATAATACCATAAATATCTAATTCAAGTATAAATAATTTTACATTTTCTTTAAAGAATTTATCATTGTTAAAAATAGTCATAGAAATTGTATTATTTTTTCCCATAATTTTAGAATATTTAATAATCATATCTTTTGAGAGAAAAGGTATTTTTTTATTATTATCTTTATTAATTCTGTTGCAAAACAATCTGTAAATATTTTCGTGTTTTTTTCCAGGATTATATTTAATAATTGGTATATCAATATTACTATTAATAATTTTAAAAAGAGATTCTAATGATAAAGAGAGATTAATTTTGGTATGTATATTAAAATTAATAGTTTTAATACCATTAACAACGTAATTCAGCGGAGGAAATTTTAGGTCATTATAATAGATGTAATATAAAGTATCAATAAAAGAATTTTTATTATTAAATAAATCTAATGAAAGATGGTTATTAGTTTTAACTAATAAAGATTCTTTATTTTTATTAAAAAGTTCCTGTGCATTAAGTTGATTAGAAGCAATAAGGGGAAAGTATAATTTAATAGTAATATCTTCTTCTAAAGGTATTAATTTGGAATAATTTAAGACATCTTCAAATAAACAAATAAATAAAGTATTATTAACGATATTGTATTCAAATAGTAAGTTGTTATTATTAGTATTTAATGAAGTATTAATAATAGAGCGAATATAAGTAGAATATTTTTTAACTTCAAAAGGATTGGTGGTATATAAATGGGGTAATTTATTGTTAATATTTTGGCCAATAGGAGTAAGGACATTAATTTCATCTAATGTAATAGAATTAATATCATCATAGTTAAAATTATCTGGTTCTATATTTTCATTTAATTCTAATAATTTATTATAAATTTCAATTTGTTCATTAATATTTAATAAATATTGTTTAAGATTTTCATTAGTAATTTTATTAGTATTATTATCGGATAATGTATTATATAATTCAGCAGAATTATATTTTTTATTGATTAATCCATATATATAAATTTCTTCATAACATATTTGTTTAGATTCACTAATAGAACTATTATAGTATTTTAAAAATTTAAATTTAATAGTTTCTAATGTATCATCATAATAAATATTTTCATCAATAAAATAAATAGAAATATTAAAATCATTTATAAATTTGATATCTAAATCGCTAAAATGGTCTTTAAATGTAGTATTGAATAAATCAGAAGTAATAAATTCTTTAGAATTTTGGTATTTGGATTGTAGTGTTTCAATTGATTCTTGTAAAACATTAGATAGATATTTATTTTTAATGAATAAGTATAAATTTGTTAAATTATTATTATTATTAATATAAACTTTAAATATATTTGACATCTATATAAATACAAGCATATAATTTTATATAATAATGTTCGTAAATATTATAGTAGTTTATGGTGATAATAATGGTATTGGTAAAAATAATTCTTTACCATGGAAGATTACAAGTGATTTAAAAAAATTTAAGAAATTAACAATTGGAAATAAAAAGAATGCAATTATTATGGGAAAAAATACTTGGTTAAGTTTAAATAATAACCCATTAAAGAACAGAGATAATCTAATATTAAGTAGTTCATTATTAATAGATAACATAGATGAAAATAATAATATAACTAAGTCTTTTAAAAATGAAATAGTATTGAAGAAATTTTTAGAAAATAAAATTTATGATGATATATGGGTAATAGGAGGAGAGAATATATATGATTTATTTTTGAATAAAACAAATATATTTACTGTAAAAAATATATACATAACATTATTAGATATGGTTTATGAATGTGATACATTTTTTCCAGAAATAGATAAAACAAAATATAGTTTTATAAGTAAATCAACTCATGTATCGGAAAAAAAAGATTTTAATATATATGATATAATGTATAGTAATACTAATCAATAATCGTAATATGGATTATCAGTAATATTCATACCACAATATCTAGCAGGATTTTTTTTGTAGTCAATTGGATTATAAATATTAATTTCTTTGGCTTCTGTTAACATAAATTTAAAATTATTCCAGAATTCATCACCATGACCGATTGATTTAGTAGCGATATGACTAACTTCATGTAAAGCAACATACATTAAGGTATTATCATCAATAATGCGACCTTTACTATTTTTTTCAGTATCTAAACAAAATGCTAATTTTTCTCCTTTATTTTCACTATACGCAGTATATTCGCTAGTAGGTAAAGTTTCGTATATTTTTTTTGGATTGTATCCTTTAACTAAACGTTTAACATTATCTTTTTCGGGATATTTTTCTCCTAAATATTTAACTAGTCTATTTAATTTATTATTAACGTCGGCTAATTTATCAGCAGCCATTTCAAGTTTAGCTCTATCTCGAACACAATATTTATTACCGTTAATATCAGATATAATACATCTAAGTTGAAATGAATCAGAACTAATATATATTTTGTAGGCAATAATTAAAATAAATATAAGTAAAATAGCATTAAAAATATTGTTATTCATATAATATAAAATATTATAATAATAAATTATAATATTTTGTTATTTAATAATTTAAGCACCTGCTCCAATTTCTAATTGTTTTCTAAATTTATCATCATCAATGGTAGATATATTCCAAGGGCAATTAGTATTAGATCTGGGATTGGGGGGTTCTGATCTAAGTTGTAAGTTAGCATTTCTTAAAGAAGAACCTTGTGTATTAATTCCTACAACTTGTTGAGGATTTAATAAACTAACATTTTTCATATCACCAACGGGATTCATAGAAGACCATGCACTATTAGAATCGCTGGGTAATAAATCAGATGGATTAGCGACAGGTTTATTCATACCAGAAGCAGTAGTGGCAGAGTTAGATGCATTTTGAGCGACACCATTAAATGGTGCATATGCAGTTTGTCCGGAAGCACCAATGACCTTGGTAACCGGTTTATTATTAATGCCTTTTGTGGGCGCGGGACCAGGCATGGGTGTCATTCCTAATTGAAAAACATTTTTATTGTTAGAATATTGATGTAAAGCAAATACTAAAAATACAAAACCTATAATTCCTAAAACATGTTCGTTTTTCAAATCTTTAAAGAATTTCTTGTAAGCAACCATTTATATAAAATAAATAATAAAAAAAATTTATAATTATTATATTAATTATGAAATTATAATTAAACTATAATCAACTATCTAAATTCAAGAAATCTTCCCCATCATCGCTACTTTCATTGTCAATATCATCCAAATTATATTTATTTTTAATTTGTTTTGCTTCTAAGAATGCTAAAATTGCATTTTTTCTAATTTCTTTTGCTTTTTTTTTAGCATCTTTATAAATCTCTAAATAGATTTGTTGATGTGATTTTAAATCCATAGTATTTTCTATAGTTTCTGATTCTGGAATGTCAAAAATATTAACAGTTTCTAAATTATTACTCATTAAATATTTGAATTCATTATTATTAGATTGTTCTGTTTCTTTTACTAAACTAGTAGTAGATATAACTTCGCTTAAATTAGATTCTTTATTTGAAATATTAGATTTTGTTTCTTCTAAATTAGATGTAATATTTTTAGAATTATTAATTTTGGTAATATTATCTATACTAGTAGTTTCAGTAAATAATGATTCGTCGTTCTTGTCATTTATAGTTTGTTTTTTTAATAGTTGATTATTATTACTATGAATATCGGGTTGTTCTTCTAATTTTAAATCAGAAGTTATTTTGGGGTTAATATTACTGGTTTGATTAGATAATTCATTAGGCAATATGTTATTTGGGTTGCTAGATATATCTAAACCTTTATTTATATCGGTTTTGATTAATACTTGTTTTTCAAATTCGTCAGAAGGTAAAACAACCATCATTTGGGTTAAAAAAATTTCAATATTAAAATTTTTAGTAGAGAATTTAATATTATTAATATTAACCAAAGGAATAAATTCATTTGTAATATCTAAATCTTCAATTTCTATTTTGTTTTCATTTTCATCATAAATATGTAATTTATCTAATTTAATGTATGCTTTAACTAAGAAATTTTTCCCGTGTTTGTATGGTTTCATAGTAGATAACATTAATTCATCAATATCGTTTTTTTCCATTTCAGAAGAACCATAAAACCATGATTCTTTATTATTGTAAATTTTTTCTGTACAAACTTTCTCTAAATTTTCAAAGAAATCAATAACGGTTTTTTGAGACATACAGAAATTAAGTTCAGTGTATGTTTTAGAAGAATTTTTAATGATACCGTGTTTAGTACTACATTTAGGTAATTGTATATATAAATTTTTATTAGTTATTCCATGACTAAGTTTACTAACATAATTATTATTATTAGCTAGTGTAGGATTACCTAAATTTAAAATATTAAAATCAAATCTTTGATTTAAATCAAATACGCTATTATTCATTTAATAAATAAGATATAAAAATGTAAATAAAATAACACGCAAAATATAATTAAATAAATTATACATATTAATTTAAAGATAATGAAAAATAATTTTGTATATGAGCAATGTTTAAAAACATTAAATTCAAAAGAATTTAAAAATGAATTTAATAATTTTTTAAAACCAATATTAGAGTATATTTTTAAAGAAATATCTATTTATTTGTTTTTTTTTGTATTTTTTATATTAGTTAGTTTTTTATTACATTTAGGAGTTTTAATTTTATTAATTCGTTATAATAATAAAATGAAAAATTTATAAATTTTTTTCTAAGTATATAATATACAATGACTTTAGATATGATGAATTTAGATAATCAGAACGGGGGTCGTCGCAGACGCAGAAGTTCAAAAAGAAGAGCAAAAAAAGGAGGTTCGTTATTAGCAGATGTTAGTGTTCCGGCTGGAATATTTTTATTACATAGATATTTAAAAAACAGAAAATCACGTAAAGCGAGCAAAAAACGAATCAAAAAACGTACACGTACACGCAGAAGAAGATAAATTAAATAATTATTAATTTAAATATTTAAATAATTATTTAGAATTAATATAATCAATGAGTTTAGAAGAAAATATCAAAAAATGGGTGGTCTTAGACAATAAACAAAAGAAATTAAACGAACAAGTAAAAGAATTAAGAAATATAAAAAATGATTTAACGGATAGTATTATAACAAATTTTTCTGATAAAAATATAAATTCACCAATAATTAAAATAAGCGATGGTAGATTAAGTTTAATTGAAACCCAACAAGCAAATATAATAAGTTTTAAATTTTTATTAGACACTTTTAAAGAATATTTTGAGGACGATAAACAGGCAACTAAGTTATTAGATTTTGTAAAAAGTAAAAGAAGATATACTAATGTATCATCTATAAAAAGAATATATAATAAAGAATAGATTATATAAATAGTATTTACATAATATAATAAGAAATGTTTAAATTATTAAGTGAATTAAATATAGGTAGAAAAGATTACAAAAATTTAGCACTTTTACCCGGTTTTAATATAAGTGAGCCAAATAGTATAAATGAAAACGTTTCATTATTAAATAAAAAATTTGATCGAACAGATATCTTAGATGAAAACATATTAATAAAATTAATAACTCTAGTAGATGAAGGTAAAAATAGTTCTTCAAAAAAATTAAGAAAGGGTTATTTTAAAAAATTAAAGGGAACTAGAAAAAAAAAATAAATTTTATTTTATAATAATATTAATTTTTTATTAAAAAGTATTAACTATAAATAATAATCTAATTATAATTTATTATTTATAACAATGGACAGTTCATTGTACGCACATAAACGAAAAAGAAATTCTTTAAGTAAACAAAATGTTATTTCCAATGATATAGCATATAATAATAATAATTTAGTTACTCATATTATAAGAAAAAATCGCGGAAGTGGTAGTAAATTTTTAAAACAAAAATATACTGCACCAAAAATTTATAAACCATATAGCAGACAAATTATTAACCAGATTATAGATAATACAATAGTTAACGAAGAATTAGTAAACCGATTTAGTGTTACTGATACAATAAGTAATACTATATATGACCAAATTATAGTAAATCGAATAATAAATGAAAGTCAAATATATACAGATCCTACTAATATTTACAACAATATGAATACAACAATAGAAAATACGGATAGTGCCAATTATTTAATTGATACAACAATAGATACAGTAGATTATAATATTATGAATGATATTACTAGAGAAAATATTATACATGATATAAGAGAATATTTAATAAATTTTATGAACTTAGATCCTAGTTCTTTTATAATTACTATATCAGAAGGTTCATTAAAAATTAAAGTTAAATTAGTTTCTGGTTTAATAACCGGCATTAGATTATTAAATATGCCCACTATTAATTTAAATCAAAACGATACATATATCGAATATGGAGCAGAAGCAACCTTTCGAGGTGTTATAAATAATAATAAAATTATTACCAAAACTTTTTTATTAAATGGAACAGAAGTAGCAAATATAAATACTGGAATAGCACAAACATATATACATAGATATTATCTCGTTGATAAAAATCAATTATTAGATACCGTAGAAAGAAATATTATTGTATATGATAATGTTCCACCAGTAATTAATATATTATCACCAAACGAAATCACTATAAATCAAAATACTGATTTTGTTAATATTGATCCTGGTGTTAATATTACAGATATAGGTGGCGATAGTGAAATTAATTTGCGTAATATAAGAAGAGTAATTAAGAATGAAAATGGAAATGAAGTAAATTATAATACATTTACACAAACACGAGGTGTATATAAAATATATTATTATGTAATCGATAATAATGGTAATGAGGGGAGTAATTTTAGAATTGTAAATGTAATTGATAATATAGCACCGCAAATAATATTAAATACACCTATAAATTTTAATATAAATCAAAATGAATTGTTTATTGCAAATGATCCCGGTATTCAAAGTATCGATGATCCCGGCGGAGATACTAATAGTAATTTATTATCAAATATTATAATAACAGTTACTAATTCTAATAATACAGAAGTATCAATAAATTCTTTTACAGAAATAGTAGGACAATATAATGTACTATATTCTACAATTGATGATAGAGGTAATATTGGGACAACAGCAAGAATTGTAAATGTAATTGATAACATAGGACCAAATATGACATTAAATGGTTTTACAAATTATACTATAAATCAAGGCGAAACTTTTACTGATCCAGGAATACAAAATATTACTGATATAGGCGGTAATGAATCAATATCAACTTCTGATATTACTATTGAAATAACTGATCCTTTAAATAGTATATCAAATTATTCATATCCATTAAATAGTTTACTAGTAGGAAATATTACAGGGCTCTATACAATTAAATATAAAGCAACCGATAATGCTAACAATGAATCTGTAGTAATTAGAAATATAACAGTAGAAGATAAAACAAATCCAATTATTAATTTGAATCAATCTAATATAACACTTATGCAAGGAGTAGATTTTAATAGTAATGATCCTGGTATTTTAAATGTAACTGATGTTGGTGGAGATTCGAATATATCTAGCAGAACTATTACTAAAACTGTAGTAGATAGTAATAATATTAGTCAATCAATATCATCATTTACTCAAATATCTGGACGCTACATCGTGACATATAGTGTAACAGATAGTGCTAATAATGTAGGCTTGGCATACAGAACTGTTGATATTATTGATAATATACCACCTGTAATTACCTTAAATGGAGACTTAAATCCACAAATAAGACGTTATGAAACATTCACTGATCCGGGTATATCAGGTATAACTGATACTGGTGGAGATGGTAGCATATCTGTAAGTTATGTTACAAAAAATTTAATTGAAGTAACAAATTATTTAGTAAAAGTATATTCTAAATCAAGTAATCATATAGATTATGGGAATGGTTCATTGTCGTGTTATCTATTAAACGATATTGAAACACCAACATTAACATTTTCTATTGGCGAAACATATAGATTTATACAAGAAGATACAACAAATTCAGGACATCCAATTAAATTTTATTTAGATAAACAAAAAAATACGTTATATGAAACAAATGTAACATATAATTTATCACCAGGAAGTACAGGTAGTTATACTGAAATTCAAGTTGATTCAAATACGCCAAATATAATTTATTATCAATGTGGAAGTCATAGTTTAATGGGGGGTAAAATATTGGTAAAAGATGAATCGTTTGAGTTATCTAATTTTTTTAATAGACTTGGTTTATATGAATTAATATATTCCGTAAATGATAGTAAACTGAATGAAGGAACAATATCGAGAAACATATATATATATGATAATACCTCGCCAAATATTTCACTCTTAGGTGGAAGTTTAACATTGATGCAAGGGGATATTTTAATTGATCATGATCCAGGTATTGATAAAATAATCGATACACACGGGGATATAAACGGTGATTTAATTATCGATCATGCCGCGGTAATTCTTGAAATTACTAATTCATTAAATCAAGTGATAACATATGACGCAGTAACACTTACAGGCGATACATATATATTTACTTATACAATTACGGACGAAGCCGGTAATATAGGCTCGGCCATTAGATCAGTAACTGTACTCAATAATACTCCGCCAATAGTTACTTTGACTGAACCAACAAATATGACAATCAATCAATATTCTTCATATATTGATCCCGGTATAACAAGTATAATAGATGATGTGGATGGTACAATGTCTATTAATAGTTACACAAAAGATATAATAGAAGTTAAAAACTATACAGTGATACTTCAAACTCCTTCTTCTTCTGTATTTTTAATTAATGGGTTGGAAGCGCCAATTTTAACATTTAAAATAGGAGAAACGTATAAATTTATACAAGAACATAGTAGCAATTCTGGACACCCTATTAAATTTTACTTAGATGAAGCAAAAACGCAAGAATATAATGGTGGTGTAACCATTGTTTCTTCGCCAGGTACTATAGGTAGTTATTCACAAATTCAAGTCGGTTTGTCTACACCAAGTACAATTTATTATCAATGTGAAAATCACAATAATATGGGTGGAAAAATTATTGTGAATAATACGACTTTCAATCTAACAGATTTCGTTGCCAGATTAGGGCAATATTTAATATCGTATACTGCAACCGATATAGCTAATAACGAGGGAACAGTATATAGAACCGTAAAAATAATAAAAAACGACGATTTGCTATCTAGTGACCCAGAAATTACATTAACAGGATCAACAGAATTTACGTTAAATCTCGGCGATACATTTAATGACCCCGGCATCCGATCAATCCAATCCAATGGTAGTGATACTATTAATAGTTACAATATTTCACCAACAGTAACAGATAGTGAAAATAATGTTATTGATATATCAACATTTACACAAACACCTGGTACATATACATTAACATATACTGTAAGTGATTCGGGCGGAAATACACAATCAACAACTAGAACAATAACAATTAATCAATCAATAGCAACACCTGCACCGCCACAAGAAGAACCAGATTGGAGTACTCATCAATATTTTGGGTTTGCACCAATAGATCAACGTGGCGGTTCAGGAGCGTTCATTATATATGATTTTGAAATTGTTCAAGATGGGGTAGATTTAATAGAATATTCTCCAAATTTAGGTAGTACTTCTATACCGGGAGAATTAGTAACATCTTCACCTGCTGATGCTAATAATACATGGATAGGTTTTTATTTTGGTCAAAGTTATCATGATTATCATGATTGGTGGGCTGATAATCAAGAACCTTTACTTTATTATAAAACAAATGATGCTACACCTGCATCTGGAAATATAACCGTGCGTATGTCATGGCATAGTACTCATATGTCTGATCACGGTCATTTTCTTTCTTCTGATAGTCCAAATGGACCTTGGGTTATTCGCAAAACTTGGGATTTGACTAATTTACCTACCCGCGCAAATGAAGAATATGTAGAATGGCACCTATTTGATTCTCCACCTCCCGATCCAATCACAATAACTAAGGTTGATACATATATACCACCAACCGGAAGGGATGATCGGATGGCTCAGCCCGATGCAGTGTCAGTTAGTAGAGACGGCACACGTGTGGCAGTAGGTTCATGGGCATACGGTACAAATCCCCCAAACAGCGACGGAGTCACACCCGATCAAAGAGGTATAGTTAATGTATTTGAATGGAATGGTAGTTCGTGGACAAAAATAGGAAATTCTATAATCGGCGAGGATCCTTTTGAAAAATTAGGACATGCAGTTGCTATGAATTCAAATGGAACACGATTAATATTAGGTGGTTTAGGTCTAAAGCAGGATCCGAATGGTGCATCTCAGGTTTACGAAACTGGATGGGCACAAGCATATGAGTTAACTGGTAATACGTGGGTAAAAATGGGACAATTTATAAATGGTATTTTAAAGTACGATGAGTTTTCTGGTTCGGTGGATATCAATGATGATGGTACAATAATAGCAATTGGTGCTAAAAAACATCGTTCCATCGGTGACGCGCCGCTCCGCATGGGTCAAATTCGTATATTTAAATATAATTCTACTACAAAATTATGGTTTCAATTAGGACAAGATATTGATGGCGACAACAACGACACCGAGACCGGGACTGCACTAGCATTAAATCATGACGGTACATGGCTTGCTTCAGGCGAACCTTTAGGCGACAGAAGCGACCCCGATGCCTGGTGGTCAGCACGAGGACAGGTTCGTGTTTTTCAATTAGATCCAACTGTTTCACCTGACAATTGGGAAACTCATAATCCACAATGGATACAGAGAGGCAGTAAATTTACCTTCGATCCCGAGACAGGCGCCGGCGGCACCTATAGTGCTCTCGTTGGGTCTAGTGTATCGTTAAGTAATCATAATGGCGCTGGTTTACGTCTAGCATATGGTAGTCCCAAGTTTTGGCCTGAAACAGATGGAAGTAAATTACACTGTGGCGCAGTGTATGTATATGAATGGAATGGTAGTTCTTGGGCTCAAGTTGGTTCTAAAATAACCGGTGACTATCAGGAGAATCAAATAGGAAAACGGGTATCTATAACGAAGGATGGTAATCGCATAGCTACTCTATCGGGGAAATTTCAATATGGAACAACAAGTACAGGTGGGTATATGTACATATATGACTGGGACGGAACACAGTGGGTAAATCAAATAGATACTGGTTATAATTATACGCTATCTTTAAATGTTCTTACTTATATGTATAGCCATTCTTTATCTATGAGTGCAAACGGTAAAGTTGTTATGGTCGGAGAGAGCGAGTATTATGCTGAGAGATTTGCAAATACGGGTATTCCAGTAGACGGGCGCGTAGCGAGATATGATATAGATATTGGAATTTATGAACCGCCAATAATTACGCTATTGGGAGAAACAGAAATAGAATTAGAAGAAAATGCTGTTTTTGTTGATCCAGGAACAACCGTTTCATATTTATCCGGGAATCCGGCGACTATTACACCAACTATAGTAGATGCTAATTATAATACACAAGTTTTATCATCTTTCACTGAAACGCCGGGTGTATATAATCTAACTTATACCGCATTTGATAGTGATGGTAATAGAGGATATGTTAGTCGAAAAGTTACAGTTACAGCTATAGCAAAATCCGTCGAAGTTACACTTTTAAATAGTCTTGATGGTTCTACTGCAAATGACGACTTTGGTCGTAATCTAAAAGTAAATGGGGACGGCACGATAATGGCAGCAACACATGGCAGTGGAGACAGCACTAGAACAATAAAGGTCTATAGTTGGTCAGATGGGTCGTCTACCTGGGTCAATGATCGTGGGACGATAAATATAAATATGAGTCTTACAGATAGACACGGAAATACTTTTCTAGCCTGGATAACCAATTTTGAAATCTCTTCTACTGGCCTGCGAATAGGTATATTAATTTCTGGTAAATTTGCGATGTACGAATGGGATGGTTCCAATTGGAATATTATGACAGGTTATTTGGGGCAGAATACGTACGACTATGGCGTGGGCAGTCAAGGCTATCAGGGATTGTCATTGAACCATGACGGGTCTCGCATAATGTTAGGATTACCGAGCCACAACATCCCATATGGCTTGGGCTGGGGAGATCAGGGGGGAATTAGAATATTTGAGTGGATAAATTCAGAGTGGTTAGAAAGAGGTTGTGAACATTCAGGCGAGAATCACCTGAATTCTAATGGTAGGGGAGAAAACTATTACGAGGAATTTTATTGTTTGGTAGGGTCGACTCAGCCACCTATTGATCTGTACCAAACAGGTATACCATACGGTTGCGGAAAGTATATTTCAATGAATCAATCTGGAACGCGTATAGCAATATCTAGCGATAAGAAAGAGTCCCGCGTGCAGTTATCTAGTTCTACATATACAGATTATGATCAAAACATAGGAATATTTGAATGGTATCCTGATCAATCTATTCCGAGGAAGCGATCGACGACCAATACAGCAAGTGTAAATCCTTTAACCGGAGGAATGGGTGGTTCTGGCGGCGGCGGAACATGGATTAAAATGGATGTTCAAACAGATATATCCGGAAAACTTGTAACATTTAATGATGCGGGAGACCGAATGGCGGTAATGCAAAGTGGTCCGGTAATATATGGTGCGTCTCCTCGCTACTTAGTTATAAATGATACCATGGGCTCTAGTATAATAAATATATACGAATGGGATATAAACGAAGGTTCTAATGGAAAATGGATTAAATTGGCCAATAGTATTGAGGGGGACAATCCAAATGAATATTTAGGTAGTAGGATGATAAAATTTAATGATGATAAGCTAATTGTATTATCGGGTCTCTCGTCGTCAATTGATATATATAAATTGAATAATATAACGTCAAGAAATACAGGTAATTATTTTTCATCAATGGAACGGCGATGGGAAAGAGTAGGTTCAAGAATAGACTCGCTGACAAATTTAGTACATCCTGAAAATTATATATCTTCGGTTGCAATGGTTGGATCTAGATTAATAGTTGGTATGTCATATCATCCCAATGCAAGCAATGTTCAAACCGGTAGGGTAAATACATATTCTTTAGTGGAACCTGATGAATACTTAGATGCTTCTAATGCGCCGATTATTACCTTAAATGTTGGAAATACTATTGAAATAAATGCAGGAAATGCATATATAGAATATGGTATAACGGTAACCCATAACAGGGCTATTATCAATAAAATAGAAAATCCATTACCAAAGAATGATAAAAACAAAATTCAAAATATAGATGACTTTTTTAACTATGCGGGAACCTACACATTTACATATACCGCAACTGACGATGCAGGAATAACTTCATGTATGGATAGAATAGTTATAGTAAAAGATATAATACCACCAACGATTATATTAAACGGTGGAGACGTATATTTATTGACCGGATATACATATATAGAACATGGCGTAGACTCAATATATGATGTATCGGGCGATGGACTATTAACAAAATACGAAATAATTCGCGATGAAATAGTATACCTATCTATATCTCCCAGCGATGTTACTATAAGTATAAGAACCGAAAATAATAATGAATTGGTTGATAGTATTTCCACTGCTCAACCGAATATATATAATATAACTTATAGTATTAGTGATTCTGCTGGGAATATTGGAACAGCAACAAGAAAAATAACAATTACGGATACAAAGTTATCGAATCAGAGATACACACCAGAAATGAATTGGACCAAGTACATCAATGGTGTAATGGGTGTATATGGTAGTTATTATCACTCCAGTGATCCGGACACAAGAATCGGTACAATAAGTAATAATGTAGGGCCAAGTGGTAGGTACGGGTTTCGTACGATTGGTAGTTATAAGGTAGGGGCAGTATTTTCACAACCATATAACCAGACACATCAAATAGAGTATATAGATTTAATATTTGAATTTCCAAGCTATGATACTTGGTGTAGTGGTTATCGACAACACAAAGGCACGGAAGACTCAAGTAGAGCAATCAAAAAATTAGAAATATATACTGCTAATCAAATTATTGGTCCATGGAAGTTAGTTGCAAGGGATACCCACAGCAAATGGCATCATGATCTTATGAGTCACGAAACTACTGATTGGAGTCAACCCACAGATGATCCTTCTCGCTATGGTGCGGTGGGAAGCACTACAACAGAATGGAACCCATATGAACCCTCCAAATTTATTAAAGTTCGAGTGCTGACTACCCATACTCATTTAGACTACTACGAAAGTGTAATCGCCAACTTTCAGGAATTTAAATTTACATCCATTGATACTGTTGCTCCGGTAATTAATATAATTGGTAGCGACATTACACTTATTTATGGTGTTAGTTTTATTGATCCAGGCGTAGAAAGTGTATCTGATATTATAGATATAACTTTAACGGTTAGCGATGTTATAATAACCACAACACCGAGCAATATCGCAGATGTTGGTACATATACAATAACGTATTCGCTGACAGATAATACGGGGAATGTAGGTATATCAACTAGGACAGTAAACATAATAGAGGCGGAGGTTCAACCATTTGATACAGGAGTAACAGGAATAGTATTTACCGATGGCACTAAGTATATTGTTCCGTCTACAGATACAACATTCAGTAATGATATTATGGCCATTGCATACAGCGTAACCGAGAAGACGCAGAATGAGGTGTATCGTATCCAAATCGGCGACGCAATTACACATATTGGACCCCTTCAAATCGATGGGTTACATACAATGACACTCGAGTATCGGACATTATCATCACCAGTTACATTAACGAGCCAGGCGCTACAAGGAAGTAATGGATTGACCGACATAAAGTTACAAGATGATACGAGATTAGGTGGGTCTCGATGTTTCTCGGAGTGTATCAACCTGTTAACATTGACGCTTCCTGCATCTTTGACAACTACTACATGGTATTTATTCGCATCGTCTACATCCCTCACCAGCGTGATCCTTCCTGCCGGCTGCGGAATCGATGGGGGTACATTTAACGGTTGTTCCAACCTGACAACAATCGTCATTGGCAATACCACATACACTGCTCCGTACCAACCCCCGATAACGGCCGGCCAGCCCACGTGGGATCCGTACCCCCCATATTTAAACACACCATTTACAGAGACATATAATGATGCTAATCCCAAATCTGTTTTGGATACTGTAAACCCCACAATTATATTGAATGGTGGTAGTATGTCAATTTATCATGGTGATAATTTTACTGATCCAGGAGTAGCAAGTGTATCTGATAATATTGATACAAATTTAACGGTTAGTGATGTAGTAATTACAAGTCCAGCTAATATAGCAAACATTGGAACGCATAACATAAGTTATTATCTGCAAGATTCTGCTGGAAATGAAACTACTGTATACAGAGAAGTAGTTGTTTTATCTGTACCAACTAGAACATGGTATTGGCCAAACGATACAAATTTAGTTTCATATATCATGGATTATCATACAAACTATAATAATGGTACTTCACCGATTGGCGGGATGGCGGGAGCGGAAGACACGTACTATATGTATTATAATCTGGAACATGGTGCATGTACTGAAAACCCGAGTAGATTTAGTAATTCAGTGGGTCCATTACCTATGCATATCCGTTGGAAGAATGCTAACTCGCCATATACAATTGATCCCGCTACAAATGGTTATCCAGAGTTTGTATTTACTTTTAATAGTAGTGATACTTGGTGTAGTGGATTCCGTCAAAAATCGAACGCCGACCCCAACGGACAACAACAATTTCTAAAAGACTTTGAAGTGTATTATAATACTACGAATAATTTATCGAGTGGTTGGCAACAAATAGGGGGAACCTATACGCATGCAATGCAAAAAGTATCATGGAATACAACAGTCTGGACTCCCGTACGTTGTAAATTACTAAAAATTAGATTGAAGATGTCCTATTGGGGCTGGGATGGAAGAAGCCCAAAAGAATATGATTGCAATGTCGCTGAACTAAATTTAGAAATAGGTGTATAGTAACTCTCGGAAAATAAATTATATAAATATTAAATCTAATAATATATATATAGTTTAATGGTGGGTTGTTGTAAATCAAATAAAAAAACAAAAGATGTATAAGAAAAGAGGACAAAAAATTTTTTGATTTACCAAGAAGATTTTCCCACAAACAATGTGTAAATACAAAAAATAAAGGATTTACTATGACAGCATCTTGTGCACCATATAAATATTGTAAAAAAACATATAAATGTGGCAAAAGAAAGAAGCAACAATTTTTATTTAATCCTTTAGATCCAAAAAAATCATTTGATGTATATATTGATAAGAATCCAAATGATACAATATCAATTAAATATACAACAATGGATGATGTAAAAAATACAATTAATAAGTTGGAGAGATTATATAAGACAGGTAAATATTCTCATAAAAGAATATGGCAAGTAGGAATGATAATGTATGTAAGATTAAAAGTTTTGAAGAAAAAGAAGCCAAAAGAATATAATCTCTCAAAAAAATATTTTAAATTTTTAGGAAATCGTACAAAATTAAAAACAGATAAAGAGAGAAAACAATTTAAATTTACTATTTAAAATTATAAATTTTGGATTAACCAAAGCGATAAAAATAATACATGAAAATTTAGATTCATTTAATAAGTTAGCAAGTGATTTAATACAAAAAAAATCAGTTGATTTAAAATATTTAAATGAATTACCGGTAAATTATTTATAATTGGACGGAATTTTAAACCAATTATCATTATTAAATGGCGCAACAAGAATATTACCAATTCTATTTTTCCAATAATCTACTCGTTTATCAAATAATTTTTCTTTATGTGTTTTTGGATAGAGTTCTCCGTTTTTAAAGACTTCGCTTTCTAACTCGCTTATTTTGGGTTTAACACCGTAACAATTAGAACCTAATTTTATATGAGGATTAGATATATAATTACCATTGATTCCAGGTAATCCACAATCATATTCATGTCCTTCTGATTCTTTTAATATATTAAAGTCATTTTGACTAGTAGGATATAATCCTAATTGGTCTTTGGTCCAACCAAAACTGCACCAACTAGCACCTTTTTTTTGTTCTTGTAATAATTGTTCATAATTTGCTAATTCACCATCAAAAGCTTTGCATACCGCTTTTGCATCATGATAACTAAATCTATTACCAGGAACATGATAAACTTCTTTGAAATCATAAGAACCAGATATATCTTGATTGATTGTAGATTTAATTTCTATTTCGGGTTTTTCTGAAAAAATATCTTTTAATTCGGTTACAATATTTACATTAAAAAAGTAAGCCAACCCATTCATAAAAACTAATAAAATTAATAAAGCCCATAAAATAGCTTCAAGAAACATAAAACTTCCTTTTGGAAAATTTTCAGAATCAGGATTTGAATTTCCTAAAAATGCAAAAATAACATAGTAAATTAAAATAATGAAAACTAATACTACTAAAACAAATGGATTAGAACCAAAATTATTTAAACTATCAAAAAAACCTTGTGTTATATTATTAAATAAACTCATATTATTATATATAAATAAATATTATATAAAATAATAGTTTAAAATAGTTTAATTTAGGATTATTTTTAATTTTGTATTTTTTGATAGAAATAACAATAACCTTTGTTAGTTATAATATTATTTTCATTTATTTCACAAACAGATGTATCATTAAAATGATACCATTTATTGTTTGCATTTTTTACATATGATGTATAATGTCCTCCCAAGCAACCGCCGCTATGATTACATACTCCAAATAGATCATATTTGTATGATTCTTTATCGTAACCAATAATATACTTACTTAAATCTAAATTATTAGTAGGTGTGGTAATTATTGTATTAATTTTTTTATTATTATTATTAAATCTTTTAAATGAAATAATTAAGATTTCTGGTAAACTCCAAAAATTAATACATTTATTCACATTTTCTTTTTTTAAAGTTTTATCATTATACCACGCATTATCTCCCGATAAACCTTCATGTGATACATATAAATCTAAACAATTATAAATATTACACGAATATATATTTTCGGGAATAGGTAAATCAATTAAAGAAAACGGTTCTGGTTTAATAGATAATATTTTTTGATTATCTTCTGAATGTAATAAAGAAACATGAATTCCATAAAATAAGTTTAATAATTCAGAATAAGTATCAGAATACATATTTTTAATCATATTAAAACATTCTTTTGCCAATTCATCTGTTTTATTATGTGATGTACCTGTAATATTCATTTCAACTTTTCTTTTTAAAGAATTATGAAATGTGTCAATAATAAATACTAAAAATTCTGGTAAATCATTTTGGGCAAAACCACTAAATAATTCTATATTTTTATTTTGTGATATTTTTTGGACGGCATTAACATATCTATCGGGAGAAATTATACAATTTTGAGACCACATTAATTTTCTTAAATTATTCCATTCAATAAGTAAAATACTATCTTCTATTTTATTTAAAGAATCAGTATCTAATTTATCAATCATTTCATTTAATGCATAACAATGCGATAACATTTGCATACAAGAATTTAAATAGCAAGTATTTCCTAAATTTGCTAAACCGGTTAATCCTTTATCTTTATATTTTGTTAAATAAACTGACATTATTATAATATTAATATGGTTTATATTTAAACACATTTTAAAAATATATATAAAAAATATATATGGCAACCCAAGAGCCTAATAATAATAATAATAATAATAATAATAATAATTCAACCGATTCATATACGAATAATTATTTTTATACAATAAATAATTATATGACATTAATGAATAATTCAATTTACTATTTAAATCGTTCAAACGAGATAATATCTAATATGCAATATAATTTAGATTACTATTATTATAATAATGTAAACGTTGATCGTAATTATATCCCATTAGACAATGATAGAAGAAGACGTCGTTTATTTCAACAATATACCGGGGAAGAAAATCATAATGATACAGGAGAAACAGAACAAATATTAGACGTAGAAACATCAGAAGAAACGAGAGAAGAAACATCAGAAGAAATAACCGAAGAAACAACCGAAGAAACAACCGAAGAAACGAGAGAAGAAACATCAGAAGAAATAACCGAAGAAACAAGAGAAGAAATAGAAGAAAGATTAAATAATATGTATACAGAATTTTCAAGAGAAAATTTAATTAATGCTATTTCAAGTAATATTATAAAAGTAAAATATGGTGATATATGTAATCCTGTTGATAGTATATGTACGATAACACAAGAAGAATTTGAGCCAGATGATGATGTGGGATTTATTAATAATTGTGGCCATATTTTTAATTATGATTCTTTATTAACTTGGTTAATAAGACATCAAACATGTCCAAATTGTAGATATAGTGTTTTAAGTAACACAAATTTAATTAGATATACTGATACCGATAGTAATGAAAGATTATATTTAACAAATTCTCAATTTAGAAGACATGTTATTGGAAGGGTATTGGGTAATTTTTTTAATAATGAAAATGTAGATAATTCAAGAAATACATTATCAATAAATTATATATAATCAAGGATAATAATATTGAATAGACTGTGTATTATCTTCATTAAATAAAATTAATTCTACTTCAGCAACAGGTTTTTCAATATAAAAAATATATTTCGCTAATTTAAAAATATATCTATTATAAATATAAATTTTACTTTTTTTTAAATATTGAGGAGTTTGTTGTTTTATAGATTTTATAAAAAAAGCAGTATATAAACAATATATAGGATTTATGTATCCAGTATTTATAGTATTAAATTCAAATTCAAAATCTGTTTTTAATTTACATAATTCTAACCATTGGGAAGTAAAATTTTGAAAGTCATCGTCTGTAGTAATATTTCCACTTAAATCAACTTTAACAATAGGAAAATTAGTATAATCGTAAATAGCAACCATTCATTAGATTAAAACAATAAAAAATCTAATGAATATTAACGGGACTTGGAATAATAAGTGGTATAATATAACTATTAGTAATTAATTTATATTTCTCGATATGAATTTGTTTATCTAGTTTATAATTTGTATTTTTAAATTCCCTAAGAGTTTTACGAGAAACAGAATATAAAACAGGTTCAATTTTAATATTTATTTTATAATTTTGATGATCCAATCTATTTTGTTTTAAATTATTTTCTAAATTTATTATTTTTTCAAACTGTTTTTTTAGTTTTATAGCAGAAGGATGATTAATATTTTTTTTATTATTCATAAATTTTTTTAAATCATGTATATATTGATTTTCAAATCCAATTTTACAAAAGTAACTATGTTTAATTCTTGGTATATGTAAGGAACTATTATCATCACAACTATTATTTATACCCCTATTACCACAATAAGGACATCTATTATCTCCATTTCTAAACCAACTAACCAAACAAGATGTATGATAAGTATGTTTACATTCAGGTAATATATAACAAGGTTGACTTGATAATTCTTCTCTACAAATCATACATTCTTCATTATTATTATTAATGTTTAATAAATTAATTGAAATAATATCTACCATATAAATAATAATAAAAAGTAATTTTTAAATATTTTATTTAAATAATAATGAACCAAATGGAGAAAAATATGGTAATAATATAGGTTCTTTATTTAAAACAGAAGAAACCTTTTTAGAAACAAACTTTTTATCAACTACAATTTCAAAAGTAAAATTTTTAAACCAATCAATATTCATATAATAATTTCCTTTAAAGCCGTTTTTTTCTCCCCAAGAATTTTCAATTAAAAATCCATTGGTTTTGCCTTTATCAAAATTATATCCTTTAATAACTACAGCATGATTGGGAGCAGATAGTCTATAATTGAGAGAATCACATTTATCCATAATATTATCAAATCCAAAAATATCATTATAATTGAAAGCATTAATATCAAGAATTCCATGGTCTTTGGATATAAATTTGTTTGAATCCATACCACACCAAACCGGTTCATTAGAATCAATAGATTTTTTAACAGCATCAATCATAATATCATTTTGAACATTAATATAATTTTGTAATTTACCCTCATTAACATTAAAAGCCAAATCAATGTTATATAATTTATAAAAAGGAACTGTTTTACATGGATAATTTATTAAACATATTTTATCAGAAGCATTATAAGGTACAAATTTTTTATAAAATTGTAATGGGGTTATATCTTCAACGGTTTTGTAAACATCTGTTTTTTTACCTTTTTTATAATATTCCCAAGTAATTTTTTTGGGAGGTTCTCCTAAAAATAAAACTAAAATTTTATAACATTTTGATAATAATTCATTTTTTAAATTATTTAAATCAGTAGTTTTAGTGGTTTTAATTTTATGAGCCGCCGTTCTTAAAAAATTATTATAGAAATCTTTTAATTCTTCACTATTTTTACTATGAAAATGGTCATCCATATTTGTTTTTGGAACAATACCATATTTTTCTATTAAATTAACAAACACATTCCATTGACCACCATCATTAGTTAAATTCTGTAACATGTGAATCATTTTTAAATCATTTAAACTATTATTTTTATTTTTAATGATAAAATTTAAGAAATAATTTGCTTTTTCTAATTTATCGTAAAAAAATAAGTAATTTTGACTAAACTCAAAATCTTTTAAATTATATTTTTTTATCATAGGAATTCTAATAACATTTAAAAAAGCAAAAATCCAACATCTACCACTATAGTGTTGATTGGTAATTTTAGTTTCAGTAGTAATGATATTTTTAAATGTTCTTTTTTTGTTTTGTAAATAATCTGATTTAATAATTAAATTTTCAAAATAGCCTTTAGTGTTAACATTTTTAAGAACCTTATTTGTTCGCGTTCTATTAAACTTTTTTGAAAATTGAGTTAATGCTTTATTTGTAATATTTTTATAATTTTTATGTTTCATATTATATTAACGATATATATTTAAATTATTAATAATTATTTTTTATAAGATTTTTTTCTTTTTTTTATTTTTTTCTTCTTTTTTTTTGTTTTACCACTTGATTTTATTCTACTGCTTCTGATAGTCATTTTATGATTAGATGGGGGTGGTTGTATATATGATAATTTTCTTTTATTAGTATTAAATTTTCGTAGACTTTTTCTTAATATTGGTTTTTTAAAACCATCTCCACGATAAGGATTTAAATCATATTCGGTTTTTAAAATTTCATTTATTACTTTTTCTTTTTCAGGTGTAAATTGATGATTTTGTAAAAAAACTTCGTGACCGGGCGCAGTTTCACCGTAAAAATCCTTTAAACTTTCAGAATTAAATTCAATCATAGTATTGATAAATTCTTTTTGAATATTTGAAAAATTTATCTTATCATCGAAATATACAGCACTTTGAATTGTTACTTTCTTTTCTTTTTCTTTATTTTCAGAAGAAGCCATTATATATTAATTATTTATTTTAATTCTTTTAGAAATTTATCAAATATTAATGATTTAACTTCTTTACATCGTAATTCTTCAAGTTTTTTACTATATTTTTCTGGTTCAGGCCATTTAGTTTTTAATTTTTTTAATTCTTGTTCCCAAGTTAATGTTTTTTTATCATTATATTCTTTAATATAAAATTGTTTATCTTTAAATTCTTTAATATTTTCTAATTCTAATGCAAATAATTGTAATAATGGTTTCATTATTTGATTACTAATATAATGTCCATAATCTAATTTTAAATTATTATCTTTAATAAATTCAGGAGTTTCTATTTTTTCACCTTGTAATGCTTTTTTATTTTCATTTTTAATATAAGCATAATTCATTCTATCGCCTGCGCCAGGTTTATTACCTTGTTCTCTTAATCCAATTCTATCTGCTAATACTTTATGTGCAATTTGTTTAGGATTTTTATAATATCCACGTAAAGATTTAGTAACTAATAATTTTTCAATAGGATATTTTTCTTCAATCATATTTTGTAATGATTCATTTACAAATTTAATTGATTTTGGAAGACTTTTATCTTTCATTAAGATATTTACGACACCACCATAAATATCTTTTACAATTGGCGCATTATCTCGTCTTTTTAATACATTACCCATTGACTTTAATTTACATTTTTCGGGGTCTTCTTCATATAACATACCATCATATCTTTTTTTGGATAATAAATTAAATGGCCAAAATGTTTTTTCATATTCTAAATCGTGTGGTTTTTTAAGAAACTTTGTTGCCAATTCACCCGCTTGCTTTGCCAATTCAATGGTATAAATTAATGCTTGCTTATTAATAATGCGCTTCCCTTCCGGCGTCTTTAAATTAAATTTAAAGAATACAGAATCAGTATCCCCATAAACACATTCTGCTTTTGTTATAACTTTAGTACCATCACCAAGAGTTATTTCAATATTATCATAACAACCTTCAATTACATCTTTTCCATAAAATAGTAGTTTTCTACCTATAGCAGTACAAGATGCAGCGACATCTTTTTCATAAAAAGCACTTGTTTTTGCGCCACATTGCCCGTATAAAGAATTGGCGGTGACTTTAATACTCAATTGTCGCTTATCATAAATGTTTTGCTTGAAGGGATCTTCTTCTTTCGCAATTAACTTTTTAGTTGCCTTACGAGCAGTTAATAAATCTTCTAAAATCGCAGGCATAATTGCTTTTCCCTTCTCAAATTGTGCGAACCGGCAGATTTTATAACCTACAACGGTCTTCTTCTCTGCTGCCTTAGGCGTCTTCCGTAAATATTCATATGTGTCATATTTTACATCTACATATGTATAATTCGGTAAATTATCATATATGAATTTTTCATCGGAATCTTTTTCACCAGTTGAATGAATTAAATTATTGCTTAAATCATACTCTTTCGTCCATACTTTACTGTCGTGTGATAAATTCTCACTAATCATCGACGATGGATATAGCGAACTATAATCAACACATGCAACCGGGTCTTCTAGATATAACCCCGTTTTCGGATTGAATACATGCGCTCCTTCATATCCGCCATCGTTAAGATTTTTTTCAACGACCGGCATTAGTGTGTTTTTTTCGCCACATTTTTTAGAAACATAACTTTGTAGTTTAATTCCTTGACCCCGCTGAAGTAAGAAATTAAGTGGAACATCACATAAATTAGACATCTCAACCTTATCGGTGATAATATCAACCTTAATCAGTAACCAAATAACATTATCACAATCACCAAGGCAATATTTACCAACTGTAAATCTATCTATATCGGATTTATTAGCTAATTCAAAAATTTCTTGAACTGACACATCATCTTTGGCTAAACCCCAATTGATTTTATATTTATTTAAATCTAATTCTTCGGCAGAATCAATAGTGAAACTCGCATTATCCAGATTGATGTCTAAAATTTCAAATTTCTGTCCTTTCTTATAATTATTAGTGCTATGACTTACCTCGTCAAACTTAATATAGCAACCAACAGTTAAACCTGTTAAATTCTTGCTGTAAATTTGTGTTTGATTGTTTTCTTTATCAATATCAATCTTTTTTACCGAATCACTAATGAAATATGAAGATACATAGTCTAACTTATTTGAACTTAATGTGTATTCGCGTCTGAAAACCACACACATATCAATGATAATTCTGCCGGGCATATTGATGAAACTTAAATTGTATTCTCCACTCGCTAATACAATCTTGTTTTTGGCGATTCCCCTTTTTTCGGTATACCGGTGGTCTTTAGTCCAACATACTTCTTTAGTCCAACATACTTCATCGATGTTCTTTGATAATTTTAGGAAATCTTCTGTGCAATCAATTTCCCGAGAACGTTTAAACATAAAATCAAAATCAAATCCATTTATATTATAACCAGTAACAATATGTGGATTTTCTAATTGCATAATTTTAGTAAATTCTAATAATACACCTTTTTCTGTTTTTTTTTCAATAATTTTAACATTATTTTCAATGACCCACGATTTATATTTTTCGGGGACTTCACACCCACCCTTGACAATTATATATCTGGTGTGTGGTTTTTTATCTCCGTAATTTAGAAATGTCATACCAATAAACGTGACCATATCACCTTCTAATTTGGGGTAAAATTTATTCAGTGCCCCGTTTAATTCAAATAGTTTTGTATCGTGTTCGCATTTATCATCTTGGATAATTTCTAGAATGTTCGAATTTTTATTATATTTCTTCACTCTTTTACCCTTTTTATAAGAGGGCAAAACTTCGTCAGATCCATCGCATTCCTTCTTATCATCGCCATCATTGTCTGATTCTGAATCGGATTCTTCATTCTCCATAATATAATCTTTCCTTAACTGGTCTTTCGCAGGAATATATTTCATGAAATTGTCGAAAATGTTATTCAATTGTTCTTTTGAAATATCTTTGACTTTGGGATATACGCTGGCAATATCGGGAGTTCGCTCGTATCCAAATCCAGCGTTAATATGCTTTTTTAAACAAGCAAGATCAAATTTGGTCTTGTCGTCTAGTTCATTATAATATTCTAAAATATTGGTAGCAAGTTTTTTATAATCTTTTTCTGCAACAGGAAAGTCACCATGACTACTACTAGCCTCAATATCAAAACTACAAATATTATATTTTACTATATCATCTTTTTCGGTTTTTTTTATATGTTTATAACTAATTATATATTCATACGCACAATGTGTTTTTTTATTCTTTACATTTATTACTTTATTACTTGGTAATAATATCCATCCTGAGGGACTAATTTCTTGAATGTGAAATAATTTTAGTAGTGGCGGAATATTGGCTTCATATAAATAACATTTTGTTTCTTCATATAAATATCCATCTCTTACTAATTCTCGCTTGAATACACCACCCACGTTAGAATCAGTGTAGAACATTTTCTTTGCTCTGTTGTATGCTCCTGTATTGGTGAATGAAAGTTTGATAAAAGTGTGTAATTTGTTGTCGTCAAAACCATATAATTTGTGCCGTTTAACAAGTTTAGATGCGACAATAGAGTCTTCATAATAAACGCCTAACTTTTCCTTAATATGGCTGACAAATTCGCATCTGTCTGGTTCGTCCCAATCATCTCCTACTTTAATATAATAGAACGGGTTGAAATCTTCTATGATAATTGATGCTGTTTGGCCGGCTGTATTAATTCCAAACATTTGAATGATAAATTTCTTATTATCTTTATATTTATCATATCCATTTTTACCCAAATTTTCTGCTTTACTAAAACCATCATAAACATTAAAATCATATAATTTAAACAATTTAAATTTCATGGGTATTTTTTTTTGTGGTTCATCGTCATTTGAAGATGGCATTTTTATATTAATATATGTTTTATCTTAAAACTTTTAACATAAATATTTTTATCAATTTTAAAAATATTTACTTCTTTTTTTGTTACTTCTTCTTTTTGATTTTCTTTTTCCGCCCCTAACCCGCATCCGCTTACACTCGTGATCGCCCTGCACCCAACTCCAGGGCCTCGCATCGGCCTCCGTCATCGTCGCATCGGCATCCTCATTCATCCTTGCCACTGGATTCTCTAACAACATCTTCATCACACTCACTTTCTTCGCCACCTTCTCTACCGCCTTTTCTACCGCCTCCACACTGTACCGTACGCTATTGATTAACTCGTCAGTTATATTATTATTCTGCGCCGCCCAGGCCGCCGCCACCCCCGTCTCCGCCGCCCTCGCCGCCGTCCCCGCGTTGATCAAGTCATATCTCAACATCACCATCCCCCCCCGCACCTCCCCCTCCTCCGCCGCCCCCACTATATTCACTTCTTCCTCTACTAGTCTTGCTGCATCCATCATATTATTATTCACATTATTCATCTCCATCGCTGCCGCTTGGATATACTCCCAAGGCTGATCTATACTCGTAAAATGTTGAACATCGTCACTCAAAGCGTTAGGGTTTGTTGTATCATTCAACAATTCATATGCTTTAACTACCGCTTTCTTCGCGTTCACCACCGCCGCCATCGCCGTGTACGCCGCTGCCACTAAGTCATTTATTGTCGTATAATAAATTACCATATATAATAACTAAACATTAATTAATTTATATTTTTATCTAGTTCTTTTCCACATTGGATTTGTGAAAGGTGTATTATAATTTTCTATAGTTGATGGATCAGTTATACAACTTTCTGTATTTGATAAATTTTGATTTCGTTTTCTATTTCTAACTATATTAGCAAAATTTTTTGCTCTGGGAAGTTTATTTGTGTTTAAATTATTATCTAATGAATTTTTTACTGATATATGTTTTTGGGAATTTAATTTATCTTCAACTTTTTCTATATGACTTTTACATTCGTCTATAATTTGATATTGATTTAAAAATCCTCTTCCTATAATTGAATCTTCATCATAAGGTTTTATTGATAAAAGTCCTGGAATATTATTTAAACCAATAAATCCTTCTATTTTTTTTCTTGATAAATTACTTCCATTTCTGGCAGGAATAAATGTTGTATTTGTTATTGAATTCCTTGCGCCAGGTAATAATTCAATAGCACTAGATAACGTATCGATACTTGGATTATTACTTATTTCAATATTATTATATGGATACTTAAATTGTTCGGGCGTTTCATCAGCGTCTGGATTATGATATATAAAAATACAATCTACATTAGTAAAATCACTTCCTGCGGGTACAACTAAATTACTTGTTAAAATGATTTTATGAAAATTAAGTAATAAATTATCAGTATAATCATTTAAATTTTCAAATGATAAATCCTTGCTATCCGAACCATATGAATAATTCAAAGTAAATAAAATATCTATGTCAAATGTTTTATCATAGTTAAATCTAAAGTCATAATTTAATACACTATTGCTAATAGGTTGATTGAATAATATAGTATTAGCATTAGAAGAAGAAATATTTGTATTATTAAATCTAAAATTGTTTTCAAAATTTGAATAAGATATATCACTAGTATTAGTAATAAAAAACGTATTATTAGTATTTACATAACTAACATCAAATTTATTACTGCTTATTTCGTTGTTTAATAAAGCAAGTGAATTAAATCTATGGTTATAAATATTTTGTGAAAAATCTAATTCATAATTATGATAAAAATCAAATAAATTGAAATCTATAAATTTTTTTGTAGATTCTTGAATATTATTGTATAAAATATTCGTATAATTATAATCATAATTTTCTTCTAGTAAATATTGTCTATTTTTAATACTATTTGCTACATTTATTGAATTAACAGAACTGCTAAAATATATTTTTTTTATATCTCCTAATTTTTTAGAACTAAAAGTTGTTGTTGTTTTTTCATTAGATTGAATATCTAATTTTATTTTAGTATAAAAATCTTCTTGTGTAATACCTGTTATTGAATTTCCTAATGATAAATATACCATAGAACTATCTAATCCCGATGAATTAATTATATTATTTGAATAAAAATTATTATTATAACCTAAAACTCTTGAATTTAAATAAGTAAAATCACTAGTTAAATAAATTTTCCCATGGTGTTTTGAATAATAATCATAACCATTTGAAACTATAAAATTAATACAAATATCAGAGTATTCATCTATTGTATCAGTCTCAGATGAAAATTCTGGATAATTTAAATTATATTGAATTGTAGAGATATTATTTAATTTATTATACAAAAGAACATTATCATCTTCATATTTAGTATTATCATTAAATATAAACGGAGTTATATAAGATACATCAAGGGCTGCTAACTCTGTTGGGATATGTCCATTATATTGAAATTTGAATAAATTATTGAAATTATTTTCATCATAATTAATTAAACTATTTGATTCAAATGTATTATTTAAAGTTATATTTTTTGCATTAATATAGGCTTTGTTTTTATCATAGTCTGTAATTTTATTTTGTAAAGTAAAACTTAAATCGATAAAATCAGTAAATTTAAATTTATAATAATCACTATTAACAAACGGTTTATAAATATTAAAGAAATAAGTCAATCTTTTTAAATTTAAATATGTATCATCGTTTATTCCTATAATTTCATTATCTGTATTATTAATATCAAACGTAGTTTCGTTTAAACTTATTAGAGATAAGTCAGTTTTATTATTTCTTCGTTCAAATAAGTATTGATTATTATTACTTATATCATTTGTAATATCATATTTAGTAAATAATATCCTTGGTTTATTAAAATCATTATCTTTTTGTATAAATTTAATATTATGAAATAAATTTTGTTGTGTTAATAGTGTAATACTTCGGTTATCATCATCATTTATTTTTGTAGAAAAAATTACCCTATTTTTAAATTTATCATTAAAAAAATTTGTTTCATTAAATACATTATTTGAAAATTGATAATAATTATCATTTATTGCAATTTCTCTCGGAAGCCATGTTTTAATATTGATTTTTGTTCCTATAAAATTTAACTCTTCGTTGTAATTAGATGAAATTATTATAAAATGAGTTCGTGATGCGTCTACTATATTAGAATATACCATATTTATTATTAATTATATATAATCAATAATAAATAATTATCTTCTTTATGTATTTAATTTAATTACTTAAAGGATCGGTATTATCAAAATACCATTGAGACGATAAGTAAAATGGTTTAGATTTATTAATACTTGTATTTTCAGTCATAGTTAAATCTGGACCATCCGAAGTAATTTTATAAATTTCAAAAGTTCCAATTGCATAATTATAGTATTTTAAATTTGAAAGATTACCACCAAATCCACCATTAAGATTAATGTATATATTATCATAATTTTGTTTAACCATATTACTTAATTTATGTCTTTTTGTTAAAGTTCCATTTATATAAACATCAACTATATTTTGTCCAGTTACTCTTATTACTACATTTACCCATTTTTTTATTGGAACACCATCTACATATATGTCATCAAAATATTTTGCTGGATTTGTTTTATTATCATTATCATGGTAAACATTTAATCTAATTAACATTCCTAATACTGGATATTTTTCTAATAAATTATCAGAAATGTTTTTTTTACCAGTATAAAGATAAACACCCGGCGCATTATTTGGACCATAAACACCATCTAAAGCACCGTCAGAGTGTGTCGATGACCCTTTATGGAAAACATGTTTAAAATCTTTATTTTCATTATAAGTTAAATCATTTACATACATCCAAAATGAATATGTAAATTCCGTTCCGTCATATTCATTTCTACTTCTATATATTGGTACAGAATTTCTATCAGCAAATGATTGTGGAATAGTCATCGATTGTGTCGCATCTTTCATTCCTTTTATGATATATGGGCTTTCCGGGGGTGTTAAAAAGTATATAATTATTCTACTAAATACATAAAATAAAAATATAAATAAAATAATTATTAGTAATAAAAAAGTTGCCTTAGCAATTAAAGTATTTGAATTTAGAAATTCACTACCCGAAGAAAAAAAACTTTCACTTCCATAAGGGGTCAAAGCTACTATATTTTTTTTTGCTTTTCCTAATATATCATTAACGTTATCCATTATTATTATATTTATATTATAATTTTATAATTTTATAATTTTTTTTGAAACAATAGCTATAATTACTATAAAATCTCTCTAAACTTCTTGGTATTTCAACCAATTTATATTTAAGTACTTTCATTCTTAGAATTTATTTTATCAGAATAATATTTTAAATATAATTTTAAAAAATTATTACCAGTATGATTAGATAGTAAATGAGCCTCTCTCGGAATCATATTCGAGAAAACTTATTTTCAATCCATATTTATTATACATAGATTTAGCAAGCGAAGCACTAATACCTTCTTTGTAAATATTGTATGCTTCTTGGGGGTTAATTGCGTTGGGCTGATATCTAATTCTAGTAATAAAACCTTCAAACCCGTTATTTTTACCACCCATATTTCCAAGATAAATATTTTTACGTTTGTTATTTTCCATTTTATTTCTGTAAATTCCGTGTAAAATAAATGAATTTCTTAATTTTCCATCCAGATAAACATCAAATGTTTTGGTGTCAATGGATAAAGTTAGACAATTCCATTTTTGAACTGGAATATTTTTAATTAAATATCTTGTAAAGGTTGTTTTATTGGTATTGTTTTCAGTATAAGTTTCAATATCTAAAAATAAGTTATTTTCATATTTGTCTAAACCAACATTTATATTTTTAAAAGGAACCGGTTCTGTCGATAGTGCTTCGATAGATGAGCTCATTCCTACTAAACTATCTTGTAATTTAGGGGGAGTAATTGAATTAGCTTTTGTTGATATATAAAGAATATTTTTTTCATTTGAAATAGCATTTCCCCAATTATCTATGTAAAACCATACGCTTAACATAAAATTAGATGTATTATTTTCATTAAAATCTTTATTAGAAATTAAATTTCTTTTTGTAGTAAAATATGATTGAATAGTCGAATCTTTTTCTTGAGTATTTGCTAAAAGATTAGCGTCGCACATAATATCATAAATTATATCTGTTGTAAAGAACACTTTAGTAATTATAAATATTACTATTAAAACTAATATAGTAGTAATGATGATATTTGATACTTTCATTATTTAATATAAAGTAATATAATATTTTTTATTATATTATTTTATTTTCTTGTATAATATTTACTAAAATATTATTTATAATGGAATATTTTTTTGTATTTTATCATTTAATCTATCTTTTACATAATTCACTTCATATTCCCCCTGGTTTTATTGTTAAATCATATAAAAATTCTATATTATTCGGTGGCCGGGGTGTTTCATAATAATATATTTCTTTAATACTGCCCTGTATTCCATTTTCTTCTCCTATACTAATTTTATCATCATTAAAATAAGGCGGAACATTTTTCTTAGAACCAACCAATTTACCATCAATAAATACATCTATTGTATTATTTTGATAATTAATAGTAAATAACATCCATTTTTGATATTTAATTTTTTTGGTTTCATAAATTGTATCTGTTTGACTACCTTCACTGGTTTGTGTTTTAGATTTTACTAATAATTTTCTTGTTCTTCCATCATATAATATTACTGGTTTATTACCATAGTTAAATAACTCCGATTCTTTATTATATGCTAAACTTGTATTCCTTCCCTGAGGATTTAGATATAGATAAAAACTTATACTATAAGTATATTTATATTTAAACTTTGCATCACCTAAATATCCAATCATAGTTTTAATATTAAATTCTTGACTTGGAGTTTCATCAAATAATGTATATTTACCTGCTGGCGGAAGTAGTTTATTTGTGCTAGATTTATATTCTTTACTAAAATCTTGATATTTTCCAATTTCTCGTCTCGTATCTAAATAGTATGGCCCCTTTCCTCCTAATAAATCATGTTTATTCATACTTGTAATAAATTGAAATAGTAATGGCAATCCTATAAATAATGAAACTAAAATTATAAGTAATATAAATAATAAATAAACAGAAGATGGTGTTGCTTTTATATCTTTGTTTATTTCATCTGCTAGTATTACTAGTAAACACGGTATAAAAAATATTAAATTTTTAATTATACATAAAAATTGTATAATTATATTTTTTTTTCCTTCACAATCTTTTAGAATAATTGAAAATGTTTTTGCTATAATTGCTAGTATAGTGAGGACAATTATAAATCCAAGAAATATTTTTGTAACTGAATACAAATAATGATGTTCATTATATAAATTATATATTAAAACTATTATTAATATGATTGTTAAAATACTAAAAATCTGTACTCCTAAAAATTTTATTAAATTTTTTATAGGATCATAAATAGTGGATTTAAAATGTTCTTTATCAAATATATTTTTTTTTATTTTACTGCTGTCATTTTCTACATCTATTGTTTTTATTAATTTTTTGTTTTCTTTTGTATATAAATCTGTTTTAAAATCGCTTGCATTGCCGTTTCCTTTAACGGCTAAACCATCGTTTGTTTCTTGTTCGTTTCTATAAACAAAAAAGTAAAAAATACTTATTATTATTCCCCCTAATACTAATGCAATAATTTGAACATATTTATCAGGAATATTTATTAAATTAATTAAAATAATTAAAAGTATTAAAATTAATGTTAGTAAAATACCAACATAATATTTATAATTATTTGAATTAACAACTCCATCAAGTATTTTATATAAATTATCTCTAATTAATCTATATTTATCTATTAATATTGAAAAAACATCTCCTTGTATTTTTTGTATTTGATTATTTATATTAATATCCTTTTTATCAACCATAATTATATTATTAATATATTATATATAAAAGTTTGTATTTTATAATTTATTTATAAGTTTTCTAAAGCCGTTTTCTTACCATGGCAATCTCTACATAATGCTTCTAGATTATCAACATTATTTGAACCCCCATATTCTAATTTTGTTACATGGTCTACTTCAAACCAAGCCGGTAGTTTGCATCTGCAATGTTTACATTGCCAATTTTGAGATGATGCAACATATTTCTTTTTTGTTTCACTTACAGAACGTTTTGTTGATTTTGAACTATTAAGAATTTTTCTTTGTTGACCTGTCAAATTGTTATATGGATTTTGATTAGCTGCATTATAATTACTATTTATTGAATCTCCTATTGTTTTTCCTGTAAAATCTATAATTGGCGCTAACATAGATGTTGTTTGCCTATCGACTGGTAAATATTTAATATATCCATTTGCATTTGCAAAAAATTCTTTAGCGTGTTGAGGACTTCTTTTTAGATAAAAATATACACACAACCCTACAAATCCTATAATAGCCATTTTGTAATATTTACTATATGATTTAATTTTTGCTAAAATTTTACCTTCAAAATATATATTTCCTATAAAAATTAATACTATTAGTCCTATAAATAATTCTAGTTTCATAATTTATATAATTAGTATATAATAATTATATAAACTTTCTATTTATTTTTTTTGCTTCTTAGTTTTTTTTTATTTAATTTTTTTGTCTTTTTATTTTTATTTTTTTGTTCTTCTATTATTCTTTTTTTTTTCCCTCCTTCTTTAGGTTTATAATAACGGGGCACCCCTCTGGTTAGCGGCACCCCTCTGGTTAGCGGCGCCCCTCTGGTTAGCGGCACCCCTCTGGTTAGCGGCGCCCCTCTGGTTAGCGGCACCCCCCT